CGGAGTCTTTCGGGGCTTCCATAGGAGGTGTGCTTATGATTAACTCTAACTATAAAGCCATCGTTCATGGTAAGTATCTGTCTGAGAAGACCAAACGTATTAAAGGGCATATGTGTATTGTCAAGAAGTTCTACTTCAAGACAGCTATGGTCAACTGGGTTAGGGAACAGATCAACATGCCGAACACCAAGCCCATCTGTGTACAGTTCTTTGTCAAAAAGAATCATGTCTGGGAACTCAAGGCTAAAGTTCAAGTCAAGATACCTATCAACCAACGAAAGAAACGCACCCTTATTTGGGGGGGTCAATATGTTTGAGATTCTTGTCATCATGCTGTCGTCATTCGGTCTTGGCTGTTGTTCCATGTTCATGTTCCGTAGATATCTGGACAGGAAGAACATCTTTCGTTCTTACTATGCACAGGGCTTGTTCCTCGTGCGTAACTGGGGGAGGCAAACATGAAGTGGTACACTAACCCAACGTTCTGGCTGTTCATCTTCTTCCTTGGCATGTGTGCCATCCTGTTGTCTGGTTGTGCCAACTGGTCGGTACGTGGACAAGCTGAGTACTCGGCAACCCAAGCCCTGATGAATTGGGCGTCGTCAATCGGCCCTCTCATTCGGTAGGATTACCAAATGTTACAACCATACCTTGACCGAATGGTTAGCAAACTGGCTACGGATTGTATGGCACAGCGTGCACAACGATTCTTTTACAAGGATTGGTATGCACAGAACTACAACTACTGTTATGACCACATCATTCAGCTCAGTACCGTTCTGTCACAGCATCCATACATCAAAGGCAGGAGGTTTTTGTGGTGGCATATTGTAAAAAACATATTCGTGCTGGCATTCTATGCAGCGCAGTCTTGCTTGCTGTCCTGCCTTCACTGGGCTATACGGAAACTGTCAAAGACTTCCGTGACCCAGAAGGACGGCTCTTTGAAGACTATCGGTACTTTCCCCCGGCACTGGTAGCCAGAGCTAAAGTGCTGTTCGATGAAGGCTACTTCATAAACACTGACTTGTACAAATTCATCAAGAAAGAGTACGGCTTTCAGGCGGCAGAGGACTTTCGCTTCTGGTGGATTCGTTCTGAACTTATCAAACATCAGGAGAAGTAATGTTTAATCATGAAGAACGTATAGCCGTGCTCGAAAGGATAGTCAAAGACCTTGATAGAATGTACTTTGTACTTCTGTTTGCTGTCTGCATTGAGCTTGTTGCTATCGTATGCTTATGGGAGTATGTATGAACAACAACGAAACCCAGCTTCTTAACTCTGTACTGGCAATAGCTGCCCTCTCAGCTAACATCTCTCCCGAAGAACTGAAAGAATACGTCAATGCTCTTTCCATTGATTCCAGTAAAGTCAGGAGTGATGACAGGTTCAACGATGCAGACATCCTTCGCAGTGCCGTCGGACTGCTTCGTGTGTACCGTGACGAGACCATTGCAAAGATGGTTCCTGCTGAGAGGCATCCTTTCTTGAGGAAGATTACTCCTGCTATCGGTATGCTGGAAGAGTGCATGGAGTACTTCGCTAACAAGGAGTAAGTATGCACATCTCAGAACAAGCACGGTACGCCTTTAACCTTTTGCGTGAAGCGCAAGATGTTAAGGACGAACTTCAAAAGAAAAGACAACATATGGATGAGCGGATGTATGTTAAGTCGCTGTTATCTTTGGATGATACGATAGATTGCTGCGCTCGTATCATTCATAAAAACATATGCCTAACATCACGGGACATTACACGTATGTGTAAGGAGGCAAAAGATGTTCTCTCTTCAAGAGTTCGGTGAACTCAGGTATCTGTGGTTGAAGTACAGCCTTGAACTCAAACGTTGCCATACCTACGTAAAGAAGGATGGCAAGATGGTGCCTACTGGTATCGACAGCGAGCGCATGAAGCGATACTACAAAAGGATAGTTGCAGTTGATCGTGCACTCAAGTGCCTCATTGCAAAATATCCTGCTGCAGTCTTCTACGCTTTTGTTTGTCCTACTGGCAGTCTACAGCACTTTGATGCTCTTACCAGACACGACAGTGCCTGAATAACTCAGGCGTCATATACATAAGGACTTCAACATGGAGGTAGACTACAAAGCTATCTTTGATTACATGCTCAGGTCTGGGCTCTGTGCTGAGTCCGACCGACCGCAGGCTATGGAACTTGTGGAAGACTGGCTTAACATCTACAAAGAAACAAATGAACAACAAGGAGATACATTTTATGGGAACACCTGTTGGTTCTGCTATTCTTGACAACGAGATTGTCAAGTTCTTTGAGGAACTGATTGAGTTCTATGGGCACGGTAGTCCGCAGGCTCGCATCATTGAACGTGTCAAGCGCAGGCTGGAACTCGTACCTGTTGGTGATAAGTACGAACGCCTGTGCCCCACGTGCAAATGTCCTGCGTGTGGCAAGACCAGATCGCAAGCCGCTGCTATCGCTCGTGAACGTCAACGCCGGGGTAAATCCAAGTACGCTGAGCGTAAGTATCCCGGCATGGGGATGGAACTGTCGCAACCTGACGACGACATCCCGGTAAGGTCTGTCGGCTTCTCTGTCCTCGACATCGGAAAGGCTGAGGCTGATGCCGTAGCCTACATCTCCAAGCTGGGCAAGTAGCACCTGCTACTATACCATATACACACTGAACTGCAACCATCAAACATTAGGAGTACTTACTATGTCCATGCGCAACATCTTCAAGATCGTCCTCGACTCCAACGCTGAAGCTGGCAAGCTCGTGACCGCTCGCATCGCAGGCAAGGCTGCGAAGGAAGCTCTCTTTGCCAACCCCACCGTGTTGCAGGGTGTGCTCACGTCCTCCGCTGTGCTGACCGCTGCGTCCCTCGCTGACCCGGACACCGCGCACGGCAAAGCTCTGCACTACCTCGGCCTCGGCATGACGATGGACTCCGCCGATGAACTCCTGCGTGTGTGCGACGAGGCGGGCGTGTTCCAGATGAAGGGCACCGCCGAAGACAGCGCAACGGCTGACATGCAGGCTGTGGTTTCCAAAACCTTTGACTCCAAGCCTTTCCTCCAGATGCTCGGTGTTCTGTCCAAGGGTGACGGCACCAAGGAAACCAAGCCCCGGTTCTCCACGCAGGCCAAGCCCGCCGGTGTCACTGCCAACGCCATCGAGAATCCCAACAAGATCGAAGCCAAGGAAGAAACCACCGCTGAACCCGTGTCCGTGAAGGTCGGCCCCGAAGTGGCTACGCCTGTTCTCCTGCCCACCAAGGACGGCAAGGATGCCAAGACCGAGAAGCCTGTGCTGCGCTGCGCCTTTGAAGGTTGCGGCAGTGTTCTTCGCAAGGTGGCTGAACAGAAGCCCTTCCACCTGCCCACCGACAAGGACACGCAGAAGTACATCACCGATGATGAGCGCAAGCTGGAAGGCAGCTACCTCTGCAAGTTCCATCGTGACGTGGTGACCAAGGCCATACAGAAGCGGAAGAACGATGACCGCATGAACAAGGTGCGGGAACAGCGTCTGGCTGAAGCCACTGATGAACTGACCAACGTGGAAGCTGAACTGCGTGAAGGTGAAAAGGCCCTCGCTGCCAGCGAAAAGACCATCAACAAGATCACCGACCCCATCATCAAGTCCGGCGCCGAGAAGGCCGTGGAAGAAAAGCGCAACAGCATCCAGAACCTGCGCAAGCGCAGCATCGCCCTGCAGAACAAGTGCAAGCAGATCTCCGAAGAGATCGCTAAGGCCAGCAAGTAACACACTGAAACTCACGGAGGTATATAGTCTATGAACAAAAACAATGAGATCATTCTCGACATGGAAGCGGCACATGAACCGGTTGGCTTCGGTGCTAAGGTCATTGGCCTTGCTAAGAGCGTGACCAGTTCTCCCACCATGCACCGGCAGATCGACAAGACCAAGGAAGCTGGTGTAGTTATCACCAAGCTCGCCGCTGGTCGGCTGGTTCTGAACAACGTGACCGATGTGATTGCGTCCGGCCTGCCTTGGGGCATGGGCGGGTTCATCAAGTCCAACCCGCTGAACGAAGCTCTGTTCAAGTTCAGCTTGGCTCAGGCTCTGTCCATCATGGGCGGTGCGTTTGTCTCGAACGTAGGTGAAGACGATCCGAAAGCCAAGTACTTCCTGACGGCCATCGACGCGGCCACGCTTGCGTCTGTCGACGCTCTGCGTGAAGCCTCCGGCATTGAAGAGTTCATCATGTCCAAGATTCTGACCAAGGATGTGATGGACAAGATCAAACCTCTCGTCAACACCCATCCCATGTAACCCATAACAAGCAGGGCCGGGGTAACTCGGCCTTGTTTGGAACTAGGTTGCAAGTGAAAGGAGTAAGGCAGACACTGTCGTGTACAAGAGAGCAAATGCAACTGGTAGGTTGCAGCCTCCGCACAAGGTACGCTCCACCGAACGTGTAGACTTAGGGTGGCTAATGAATTGTTGGTTAGGTAAACGCTTTGCAAACTTGTGTATCAGAGTGAGGTGTAGAATCCTCGATGGCTGCTGATACTGTGCTCAATGTCGGCACATCAAAGCAAACTACGGATACACAACTTGTGTTTTGGGTCGAACACAGAGCTAGTGGATGACGCAAGTAACATGAGTACCGGCTAGCCATGCCGCGAAGTTGTTACTGAATATGGCAGGTAAGATAGTCTAGCAATGTGCATCATGTCCTTCATAAGATCAACTTACTGACTACAAGGAGCCAGTCATGTTTGATATACTAGGAGAACTCATGGTGTCCAGCCCTGCAGTGCGACAAGTCTATCTGCATGGTGGTGCACTGGTGGTTGGCGTGGGACTGTGTGCTTTTACTCTGGCACGGTATAGAGAGTACAAGTATTGCAGACACGTGTTGACGGAGGAACTTAACAAGCTGTACTCGATGGGTATCATTATGAGAACCGTTGCGTTCACATGTGAAACCAGCTTGGTGATGGCTGATCTCATCGAAGCTATGGCTACAACTAGGAGTAGATGGTATGTCTTACACCTCGTTGTTCGGTCACTGCGAAGAACCCCCGTAAAGGAAATGCTGCTGGATGCCTTGCACGCAAACAAGGTACAACCTCTGACTGGACTTAAGAGGCTCAAGGCCCTGTTTACGTCAGCGTTCTAGCTTCATATCTTTAACATCTACTCGGACTGAGGTTGGCTGCTCTCTGCTAACCTCAGTCCGTTTACGTATAAGGAGAAAGGTTATGCCTACATATCAAGACAAGATGAATTACTGGTCACAGAAAGATCCCTATGCTCCTCCTCGATTCCTTCCGAAGAAGTCACCTCAACTCACCGAAGAAGAGGTGGAAGAGTGGAAGCTGAAGAACGCAGGTAACTTTATTACCTGCCCTAAGTCTGGCACTCGTCTCTTGAGGAACAACTGTGGCAAACTGCTGATGTGTTATCAGCAAGGGACATGCTATCATGTGGACTACACCAACTTCGACAAGAACCTGCAACGAAAAGCATACGACTTCAATGGGTAGCAGGGTTGAAGTGTGATAGGTGTAGAGTCAGGGATGTTCCTTGCCTCTTTCCTGTCACACTTTAACAAAGGAGAAACTTATGTTTCGTTTCCTGAAACCCCTTGTGTATGCGGTCATTGCCACGGTCGCCGGTTCCTTCGCCTACAAGGAAGGGAAGCAGGCTCTGTTCCCCGCTCCGGCCTCCGACCAGACCATCGACACCAAGCCGGTGGAAGACAAGAAGGACTAGTCCCCTTCTTTAAACCTTAACTTGGAGAGGTTGTCATGAGTGTTGATCAGGATGCGTTAGACATCCTATGTGAAGTCTTCGATGATAGGATCGAGGATGTCATGTCAAACCGTGACAACCTCTCCTACACTCTGTATGATGACGACGGCTACCCAGTTGGTGCTGCTATCTTTGACGAGTTCAAGTCTGGCGATCGTGTCAGATATGTCTACGTCTACTGGATTGGGGTGCGCTACCGTGGTGTAGGTATTGGAGGACAGATACTTCGCACCTTGCACCGGCAGTACCCTGAACACTGGTTCAGTTTGAGTACACTCAAGTCGAACACAGATGCTGTCAGATTCTATCAACACCTAGGGTATCAGATAACTGGAGACTTACCCGGATGTCCTAGCTTCTATCATCTCCAGCGCAAACCTGAAAAGGAGTTCACCTCATGAGCGGTGATCAGAACCAAAACCAGAACCAGCAGAAACAGAAGGGTGGCAATCAGAACGGCCCGAAAGAAGGCATCACCATTGCTACCTCTGTCATTCCGTCTCAGCAGACCACCCTTGGCCAGCAGGTACAAAACACCGTGGTCACCTGCATCGGTGGTGTCATTGCTGCGATGGCCTGCGCCGGTGTGCAGAAAGGGTTCGACTGGATTGTTGGCAAGTGGACTGGCCGCAATGTTCGCCCCGTCTTCAACGTGACTCCCACCGGCCCTACCACTGGTGGCTCTGGCAACATCATGCAGGAACTGCACACTGTTGCGGGAAACAATCCCGATGAAGCGAAGCGTGCCATCCAGTCCGTGGCCAAACGTCTCGGTATGCAGATCGGCCAGCCTGCCCCTGCTCCTGTAACTGTCGACGCTGGTGTGGTGGAGATGACTCCTCCCACTCCGGCCCCTGCTCCCACCGCTGCTGATGTGGTTCCCAGTGATGCTGCCCTCAAGGTGGAAACCAAGCAGCCCAAGCCTCAGCAGCAGAACAACAAGGGCGGTAAGAAATAATGTGGGAAGTTCTCAAGATTTTGGGTACTAGCTTCCTGTCTTTCGGAGTCGCCGGGCTGTGCGCCTACACTGGTGTGCGGTCGTTGGACATGATGATGTTTGAAAAGAAGGAAGGTGACAAATGATTACCCGCATCGCCGGGTTTCTGTTCTATACCTTGATGACCGGCCTGTGCGCCATCACCACTGTTGGTTATGCCAACGATGCGGTTAAGGCCCTTGACAAAAAGAACTAACCTCTAGCACATGGCAGGACTCATGCATACTAGGTGCAACTAACGAAGTATCATGGGGTCTTGTGTAGAGACAGCACCTCCACATAAGGTTGTCTTGTGTGGGTTGTGTGAGTCCTGCTATGCATCTAGGGATTAGATCAATATGCTATTCACCTAGCGTTGCCGACGCAGTACAGTCATGTTTATCAAGTCTAAGCGTATACTTGTGACCATGACCTTTGGTACTCATCACGTTTCAACTCACGAGGTTTCTCATATGTGTAACTGCACTTCCTGCTTCTGCTCCATGTCTTCCTCCATCGTCATGCCCGCCCCTGTTCGTCCTTCTGTCAAGCGTGGTGCTCTGCTCCGTGCTGTCAGCGGCGAGAAGGTCGGTGACTTGTACATGCTGGTGCGTGAAGCGACTGGTGTGTTCGCCAAGGACGCCGCCGGTAACAACATCGGTGCCCCGAAGAATCTCTTCAACCTCGTCAACCTGACGAACGAAGGGAAGACTCGTGTGTCTCGGCCCCAGCGCAAGCTGGTCTGGGGACATGACGAAGTACCGATGGATGTGATCGAGCAGCACTTTGGTTTCCAGATGGTTCCTGTTGCTGACAACATCAGCAAGATCGAACCTCTGCTCAAGGGCGTAGGCATGAACCTTCACGCTGCCAAGATTCGTGAAGAACAGTCTGCCTTGATGTACCGCCTGTTCTAATCTTTAAACCTGCTGGCCCATGTGTACTCTTCGAGAAAGCCTCGACTCTATATGTGTCAATGCCGAAAGAACATAGTGCACATGGGCCGGTCTCTTTGGAGGTTTGTATGTCCATTGATCTGAGTAAGCAATGGCCATCTCTTTTGTCTTATTATGTAGGCTTTCCTGCTGATGGAGCTGGTACCTACATCGAAAACATCTACAAACTAAGCAAGCAGAACAAGGCTAATCTGGCTGCTAAGCTCGGGCTTCCTGACACGCTGACTGTCGAGGAAGAAGTAACGGTTGATTTGAATGAACGCTTTGCGTTCTCTTATCAGCTTGTCTGCATGGTCATGCCTAAAGATAAGCAGCCTACGTTTGATGAGTTCATTACGAACAGAACGTCTAACCAAATGAAGCTGTCCAAACGTATCTTGTCTTACGCCAAGACCAACAGCAATGTGACCACGAAGATTCTTCTTAGCGGATTATATTCCAGCTCCTTCCGCTCTAAGCTGAACAAAGAACTGCCGAAGGTACCTGATGCCAGATCCTTTGTCAGTAACTCTGACTGTGCTGAGGCAGTTGTGATCACGCAGGACTACGAATACTACTCCGCCATCATTCAGAACATCTACTCTGAGATTGCGTCAATCAAGAAAGCGACGTATGGTTTCAGCATGGATATGTTCACGATGCTGTCGGCTGGTAGTAGCAGCAGCTTCTCGTCGTGCTTTACGGTTGGAAGGTTCAACAGTAAGGGGCCGCTTGACATCGCTCTCTGCCCCTTGACTGGTGTAATCTACAACCGCCAAGGAAAGAACATCACAGGCAGAGCTTGGGTTGTCTTTGACAAAGACTTCAACAAGTTCATCGTCATGAAGTCTTATGGCTTTATCGACGACGCCATCATCAAGAAGGTGTGTGGTTGGTTGTGTGCCCTGCTTGACGATAAAGCAGACTGGTCATACACAAATGGAAACAGTGAAGATGTCTATCTTTCACTCGACTACAGACCAGAAGGATGGTACATTGACCCTGTTCGTATGTTCTTCTTCTCTTCAACGTCTGACAAGATTAGGAACATTGATGTGCGAGGGTGCATAGAAGCACCTTGTTTGTTGTGCGGTAAGTATCATACCAAATCAACAATCATTTGCAGTGACTGCGAAGAAACAAAGCTGACTAACTGCAAAAGGTGTGGCAAGCAGATGCTTAAAACGGACAGCAACAAGCTGTACCCACTGTGTAATAACTGTGTGGAGAAGGTCACATTCTGTCCTGTCTGTGGTTCGATGATGCGGGAAGGCAAAGCATGTCCCAAGTGTGCATGGAATAACATGTGCGCTATCTGCGGCACCAAGTCTGATAAGAAGCTACAGTGGATTGAAGACATCCCTGTATGTGAACACTGCATCAGTATCTTGCACAAGACTACCTGCGAATGTTGTGGTTCTCACGGCTTGATGTATCCTTATCGTGGCCATGCTTTGTGCAACAACTGTTACCAGCAGTTGTCTTCTCTACCTTCGTCAACAATCAGTGAAGCACAGGTTCACATCAAGGCCAGCATCTTGCAGAACTTTATAACCAGCAATCCTGATCTCAAGATTAGCTGGAACGTCAGCGAAGGAGACGCTAATGAGCATTGAGAGACTCAAGACAATCCTTCGCATGACGGATGCGGAGGTAATACAGAACATCATTGGTACTCTGACGAGTTCCGACTCTGGGTACGAAGTATACACTGACGACGAGAACTTCGTCTTCGGTATTCCTACAACTGATACCATATGTCCTGTGCTTTTGCAGGCGCATGTGGATACAAGACGACACGCCTCGGTGGATGAACCTCTCATCTTGTGCACCGAGTACGGAGTCATTACGAATGCCAACGGTATCCTCGGCGGTGATGACCGCTGTGGTGTTGCTGGTATTCTGGACATCATTGAACGCCATACCAGTAAACCATTCGTTCTCTTCACAAACTATGAAGAAACGGGTGGCAAAGGCATGAAGGCTTTCCTCAAGACTGGCTACCTCGACAAGTTCGTCGACCATATTTATTGTGCCATTGCCCTTGACCGAAGGGGACACAATGAGTATGTATACTATAGCCCCACGTTACCGAGCAAGCTGACGTACTTCCTTGCCAAGCTCGGTTACTATGAGGCCAATGGTTCTTACTCTGACTGCTATGATCTTTGGATGAAGCATGACATCGCTCATGTTAATCTGTCATGTGGTTATGGTCGGCAACACACAGCCGATGAATTTGTCTTGGCTGAAAGCTACGTGTCTTCCATCCTTCGCGCTGATCGTTTGATGCAAATGATTGACGAACCCTTCCGTGTAAAGGAACGCTTCACATATCGAAGCGGACACGGGTACTCGTCTATCGCTTACCCTATCCCCAAGCCTGCTGACAATGCTGGTCAGGGAACTGCTGCTCTTGAAATAGTGGGCAGTGAAGAGCTTGCATCTGATGACGGCCCTGAATATGTTCAAGGAACTCATATCCATTCCCCTGTTCACATGCCTCCTGAAGCGGTGTACGCATACTCTGCGGCACCGAAATGCTTCGTGTGTGCGCGAGACGACAGACCGATGGAGTATGATACCAAGAACAGTTTCTTCATCTGTGAAACGTGCAAGAAACAAATCATGAAACACTTTGACACAGTGACAGTCCCCAACGCTATGGCGTACTACGACATGCTTGAGGAAGTCCGGGCCAAGAGCCGAGAGGCTAACAGGAATTTGAACAAGGCAAAGCTCAAGGCCAAGAGTTCTCTTCCTGTGTGTCCCGGATGTGGTGACAATCACCATGTCATCTGGTCAAGGAAGGACATAGGATTTGTGTGTACGTCTTGCTTTGAGTACCCTTCTACCGATGGATACAACGGTAAGTTCTGGGTACGAGGAGACAAGAAGTTCTTTGTGAAGACTGTGAATGGCAAGCAAATGGTACTGGTGACAGATCTTAAGGGTGAACACCTTCTGTCAAGTGAAGAGCTGTTGAAGAGCAGTAAGCTTCACCAGTGCGCTGTCTGCCATGAGCCTCACATCTCCTGCTCTTGTGAAACCATAGGCAAGACGAGAAAGGTAAACGTATATGTTTGCCCCTCTTGCAAACAAGAAGCCTTGGATACACTTCTCAATGACAACCTCCCTCCGTGGGACTTGGACTAGGAGGATTACAACATGATCGTACCACGTCGTCCTGAGATTTGCAATCCTTCTGTTCCCGGATGTGAACTCAAACTTCCCTTGTACACGGAAGAAGAACAGAAGCGTATTGAAAACATGATCGACTTCCCCGGTGAATATACCGCAGACGATTTTCGTTCTGCGCTTGACCTCTGCTTCAAGCGTAGCACGGAAGCGGAAGCTTTCATCCGTTCCCTGCACGACTACACCCTTCGTCTGAAAGGGGTGTGGCATAGATGGTTGGGTGCTCTTCGTCCGACCGTTGTTCGTAAAAGTTAGCGTAGCTAACGCTACTTGTAAACCTTAACACGAGGTGCTTATGCGTAATCGTATCAAGCAGTTCTTTGGATGGTTGTTAAAAGGTATCAAAGCCCTATGGCAGATCGGTTGGAAGAAGATCATGGACTTCGTTACCAACATAGAAGCTGCCAATGAACTACTTGACAAACTGGAAAAGAATGATTACGTAATCATTCCTGAGAAGATGTCAAGGGTTCACAAGGCTGTCTCCTTTGTGTCCGGATGTTGTCACAGTTTCTTTAACAGATTCCTTAAGAGGACTGACAAAGAACACAAGCTGCTTGACATTGACATCCCTAAGAACTGGATGCGAGGGAAGAGAAGACGTTTAAGCGACGTTGAGCGGCTTGCTCTCTAGGAGAGGTTTTAAGCCTCGTTTACTATGAGGATGACCTATGAGTCATCTTTTAAATAAACGTGTCTTAGAATCAATCCTCGTGCGTTTAAACGGTATATGAACCATAACCGAGGGACGTAGAAATGTAATGCAAACAGAACACCAACAACAGGTCAGTCATACTGCTCGTCTCTGACGTAAAGGCAAGACATGAACAGCACACAACGTGTGCGTGTATCAGCTTGTAACCATAACAGAGACGCAAGAGTATGACTGTCAGGCGAGAGGAGCTTGAGAAGTTCCTTGATTACAACGCACCTATGGACGTGCCAGTAAGACAAGCCTACTGTCCTTTCTGTGAACCAGATAAGGTAACCAGTCATGGCTTTGTTGTGACACGTAAGAGGAATGGGTTCAGTATGTGGTGTCATAGGTGTCACACTAAATACTGGTACCCAGTTAAAAGCCCATCATCTAGCGCGATCTTAAGTGAATTGCATCGAAGAGCAGTGGGCAATAAAGACAATGCCAGTGTCGTAACGAAGAAAGTCACTCTCCCGTCAGACTTTACCGCTGACATTCCCGCGTCAGGTTTGCTGTGGTTACGTACCTACGGTGTCAGTGAGGATGAGATACGCCGTTATCATATTGGGTACAGCCCCAGACTAGATAGGTTAATCCTTCCTGTGTTCCGGGATGGAGAGCTGGTCTTTTGGCAGGGCCGCAACCTTTCTTCAGACACATCCAGACCTAAGTACATGAACGTGAGATCACAAAGGTCAGATATCGTTCTGTTTGTAAATAACCAAACATCGAAGGTCGTACTCGTCGAGGATATACTTTCATGCCTCGCAGTAGCTAGGGCCGGTGTGAGTGCTGTTGCTCTACTTGGAAGCTACGTGAAGATGGATCTTTTACGTGATGTTCTGGCGGACGCAGATATAGCTTGTATAAAGGTCTGGCTTGATCCCGACAAAAGGCAAGAGGCATGTAAGTACGCAAAGCAATTGCGTGCACTTGGTTACAGTGCAAGTCCAATTGTGCTCGCACACCAAGACCCTAAGTGTTATAAACCCGAAGAAGTCCAACGCTTCATAGGAGGTGCGACATGTTCGGATTCGGAAAGAAAACCTACGATGGGCCTACGTGGAAAGACGTGTCCATCGGTGTGACCATCGGTAAGAAAACCATGAGCGTCTTCGAGATCATTCGCAAGTTGTTCTGGAATGTGATCAACATCATCAGCAACGCCCGATCTATCTGGCGTACTTTGTGCAAGGCGGTTAAGGAGGTGTGTCATGCTTAGCTTCAACGATAAGGCTGTCTCCTTCGTACAGTCTTCTTCCTCCTCTGGTTACGACATACAGCGCTATCTGTCTCGTAAGCGTAACCAGCTGTCGAATTTCTATGACATGGAGCTGGCTATGTGTGACTCGTGTGGCACGCTTTTTGCAGACAAGCTCAAGTCGATGCCGTGCCCTAAGTGTGGCAGCACTAACGGCAGGAGTCATTCGTACAACACTACGAGTCTTGGCTATCTTGATAACATCAGGATGAACTCGTTCACCTACGCGATGGCTGCCTAACAAATGTGCAGACAGGTACTTGACAAGCAGGTATTTGATCTTATACCTATAGTACTATAGGTTACTTAACAGGTAAACCTAAAGATAAAACCTTTAGGTTAATATATTAAGTATCTTAATAAGTATCCTTGACTTTACTTAATTAAGTATTATAATATATCTAAGTATATCTTAGCCGTTACTTAACCTTACTTAAGTATAATATCTTAAATAACCTACTACGTAAATACCTTAATAAGTATAATATCCTAAGACTAAACCTAACTCTTAATTCATAAGTACTATAGGTAACTAATGCTTTGAACATTAAGACTATATTATTTCTGAATTAGAAGGTTGACCTTAACTCTTGAACAAGCAAGGCATTATGAACATTGAGGAAATCTCCCTTGTTTTGTTCTTGTTAAGCAAAGAAAACTTTGACAAGTATTTTAAATTCATCTTTGAGTTGAACCTTGAACTTGAAACTAAGAACTTTCTGAAAACAATTCAGGAATATTTCTCTGAATATCCTGATAAAGAAGTCCTTAGTGTTGAAGAATTACTTGTTTTCTTTTCAGTGAAGCACCCTATCCTGAAGAAGAGAACATCTTATTCTGCTTATCTTGAGCGTTTAGGTTCAACTGAGATTGATAATAAAGTACTTGAAGAAAACTTAAACCACTTCCTTGAAAAATATTTTGCAAGTGAGATGGTATTTAAGTTGACTGAAGTTCTTGACGGTGATTCATACTCTGTCCTTGACGAAGTACAGGAGATGTTATCCGAGTTCAACGAACGCAAGGTGAAGCTTAACAAAGATGAAGACCAACTATTTGTAAAGTCTAACTTGACTGAACTCTTACAAGAAGAAGTACATGAAGCTGGATTACGATGGCGCTTGTCCTGCCTGAACGAAAGCATCGGAGAACTAAGAGGTGGTAGCCTTGGTCACGTATTTGCTAGAGTCGATACAGGTAAGACATCGTTTATTGTATCAGAAGTTTCTAACTTTGCATCGCAGTTGAAGGATGATGAGGTTATACTTTGGTGTAACAACGAAGAGAAAGGTAAGCGTGTTCTCTTTCGTATCTATCAGTCAGTGCTTAAGTGCAATAAGACTGATCTCATAAACTATCCTACTGATGCAGAAGAAGAGTTCACCAAATTAGGTGGGCACAAAATAAAAATCTATGACCAAGCTATCATCACCGTTGAAGATATTGAACAGTTGATGAAGACATATAACGTGCGTCTCTTGGTTATTGACCAAGGTGACAAGGTTCGTTTCTCTGGTGACAGAGATATGTCAACTGTCGATAGACTTAAAGCTGTGTACGGTAAGTTCCGTGAACTCGCTAAGTCATACGACTGTGATGTTATTGCTGTTGGTCAGGCGTCAGCTTCAGCCGAAGGGTTAAAATGGTTGAAGACTTCTGACATGGACAACAGCAAGACCGGTAAGCCCGGTGAGCTTGACTATGCAATTGGGATAGGAAAATCATTTGATGATGTTGACAATCCTGTTTGCAGTATTAGATATATATCTCTGTGTAAGAACAAGATGAATGAAGGTAAGCATGGCAGATATGAAGTAGTATTCAATGCTTCATGTGCCCTGTATACTGACAAGGCATCAGGTAGCTTCTCCGAAGTGTCGAAGTCCGACGACCAGTCTCCCCAAGGTTCTGGCTCACCTGAGATCAAGTCCACCTTCAAGTCACTCTTGTCTGAGATATATGGGAACCCTAACATGGAACAGAAGTAAACATGTCCGTATTCACTAACAAGGTTATTGCTCAGGCTGATATCGCCCTTGAAGAATTTGTTGCTAAGCTGGAACAGGAAACTGGTCTTGCTCTGCGCGATCTCTCCCTCGTCGATATGTTGACTGCGCTTAAAGACTATACGAAAACTGCGGCAGCAGCTAACGTAGCCACGATGTCTCTCTCGCTTGATGAGCCTACCGTGACGACCGAAGCTAAGTCGAGTAAGTAGTATGTCAACAAGTCGGTATCTGTCTAAAGATGAAATCAGTAGCATACATTGGTATATAACCAATACGCTTATGTCATATGAAGACATTGCTGATATTCATGAGAGAACTATTCCCTCTGTACTGCGTGTCAAAGATTTATTCTTAACGGCACTTGCATCTAGACTTAGAGCTGTACTTGTTAAACATAATGCTGATAAATCAAAAAGAAAAGTTGGGCCATCTTTAACACGTTCAGGTTATTATCGTAGTCATACTCCATCATGGTGGACTGGTACTGAATGTGCACAAAACTACGTGTTCTCTCATGTGCTTGTATGTTGTAAGAGACATGGACTAACCTACTTGCCAAAAGGTATGTGTGTCCATCATATCAATGGTATTCGTACAGATAATCGTTGGTATAATCTTCAACTAATAACTAAGAAAGAGCATGTGCGTATCCATAACTTGGCTAGAGATAGTTATTTATGTCTAAAGCGCGCTATGTAGTTTTGGATGTAGAATGTTCTAAAGCACCGAAGCACATGCCGTGGACAGTAGGTTCATTCTTGTGCTCTGTTGGTATTGAACGTCAGGATGGTACCTCAACTGTGTGGTTCTTCAATCCGAATGACAGACCACATGAAGAACTTCTTGCTGAAATCCAACAAGAGATTGACAGTGTTGACTTCTTGATTGGACACAACATTAAGTTCGACTTGAACTGGTTGAAGTGGATTGGTTTGAATGTCAAGGACAAGCCAGTCTGGTGTACGATGGTAGCTGACTATCTCATAAATGGTCAGCGTAAACTTGAGTATAGTTTGAATGCTGTTGCCAAACGCTATGGCTTAGGGCATAAGCTCGATGCTATGGCTATGTATTGGCAAGCTGGATACGAGACGGATGAGATTCCGTTGGAGATTCATGAAGACTATCTCAAGCAGGACGTACATCTTACACATGACGTGTTCAAGAAACAACTCCCGCTCATTGAGCGTGCAAGCCTTGGCAAGATAACGGAACTTTCTTTCCGTCTAACCCAGATCCTTTCTGACATGGAAGTATCTGGTGCAGCCTTCGACAAAGAAGAAGCTATTGCTTACTGTAACCAAACGCGTGAACAGGTTAAAGCAATGGACAAGACGCTGGTCGATCTGGCTGGTATTGACTTTACTCCCTCCTCTGCTTCACAACTCAGTGCTGTTTTATTTGGTGGTTCTTGGAAGAAAGAAGTTCCTGAACTTGTAGCTCGTCAGCTAAAGAGCGGTAAGTTTAAGATCACCACACGTAAGACTAAGATTGAGATTCCTATCAAGGGACTTGGTTTTAAAGTTCCAGACGGCTGCTTGTCTAAGAAGACCGGCTTGCCTTCAACTGATAAGAACACACTTGATTTGTTAAAGTCTCGTGACAAACGCTCTGAGTCCTTCCTTCAAACACTACGAGATCAGAAGAAGCTGATGAAAGTAGTGTCCTCAATTGCTGGTTCTAAAGAAGAGAAAGAGGCAGGATTGATTGCTGTCATCGGTAAAGACGATAGGCTTCATCCTTCCTTTAACCAGTGCATTACACGTACAGGTAGACTCTCTTCTTCAAATCCTAACGGGCAGAACTTTCCCCGTAATGGTACCAGCCCCATCAAAACATTCTTTAAAAGCAAACAAGGGGTTATTGTAAACATTGACTTAGCTCAGATTGAATGGCGTATAGCTGCTGAGTTAAGCCGAGATCCAGTTATGCTTCATGAGTTGAATGAAGGTCTGGATATTCATTCTGATAATGCTCTACGTTTCTTCGGTGCAGACAAGTATCCACGAGATTCAGCAGAGTTTAAAAGACTTCGTACTACTGCAAAAACAATGTCGTTCCGTCTTTTGTACGGTGGTTCAGCCTCTGGATTCTATAGAGACCAACGGATGCCTGACTACAGTTTAAAGAAATGGAAAGAAATTGTTGCAGCTTTCTACCAAAAGTACCAAGGACTTAAGAAGTGGCAAGACACAAACGTGCAACTTGCTAAGTCACAAGGGTATCTTCGTAATCCATCTGGACGTGTACTTACGTTTGATAACATGATGGGCTATGATGGTGTAGAAACTGTTGATGAAAAGCAAGTGTCAAACTACCCAGTACAATCTGGGTCAACTGACATTATGTATTTGCTTATGTGGAAGTTGCTTACACGTACACAAGAATATAAACTTCTTGCTAAGTTTATTCTTCAAGTGCATGACTCTATGGTATTTGATTCTCCCATCGAAGAAGCAGAGACGTTATGTCGTGAAGCTCTCAAACTGATACACAGTCTTCCTCAACTTGCTAAAGAATACTTTGGTTGGGATATTGTGGTACCCTTGACAGGAGACTGTGAAATAGGGTATGACTATGGTAACATGAAAGCGATCAAGGAAGAAGAGATGGATAAGATCTTCGCAGATCTTCCTGCCTTCCTCTCTTGACAAATCTTCTTTCGTGTTTATCTTTCTTTTATACGCGCGTGAAAACATAGGAAAAGTCCATGTGGTTTATTTTCGATAGCATCGAACTGAAACATGATCTGGTGTCAAGGGCTGGTCGTACCTTTACTGGTTACGTACTCAAAGGAGAACGCAAGGGCTATGATAAAGATCCCAACACTCCTTATGAAAAGATTCTCTTTGAGAACACTGCTACCACAGTAATCGAGAAGGGTATCGAACGTCCTAACTGTTCTATTGTACAGTTCTTCCAGAAGGCATGTTCTCCGGGTGACATTGTCATCATGAAGTTCGTGCGCAGAGGTGGTAATATGTGGGACATTGCTTCCGTTGAAAAGCTCGGTGAGAGCAGAGATCTTCCCACATATGAACCGTTGACAGAAGAGCAAGAAAAAGCTCTCAAGTCGCAAGGCGTTGAAGGTAGCGAGGCCGCGTTGGCTGCTACCGGTGGAACTCCTGCTTGGGTAAGATAAGTTAGCTTAACTCAAAAGAGGCCAGTCTATTGATGTGAATATGTAACTTGACAACATATACATCATATACTGGCCTTTTCTTTTTAGGAGTGTTATGTACACAAACAAGTATCGTCTGCCCAAAGCATTTGAGGACGCCCTTCAACCTCAACCTTATGACCCTGTTGGTGCATCAGACTACAGTGCTACGTCACTGATTGATAGTCCACGTTATGTGCAGCTCTACAAGAGACACAAGCATGAGATTGTTGAAGACCTGATGGATCAATGGTATGTCTGGAGAGGTAACGCAGTACACCATGAGATGGAATCAGCTCTTTCAAAGAATCCAAAGTATCTGGTCGAACGTAAAGTCACACGCTTTGACAAGCCTGATGGAGGCGATGAGTCAACATACAGACGGGTCGTCGCAAAGTTTGACTTATATGATAAAGAGACACAAACTCTTTCCGACTGGAAAACTTGCTCCGCGTATATGCACGGAAGCACTGGTAAGAAAGAATGGATTGACCAGCTCAACATCAATGCGTACTTCCTTGAGAAGGAGGGGTATCCTGTAAAGGATGTTGCCATCAACGCCATCTATATGGATTGGAGACCTCAATCTGGACGGTACAAAGATGACAAGTATCCCGACTTACCTTTCAACGAATTCAGGTTCCGCGTGCTGCCTCTTGAAGAGCGCGAGTCCTACTACAAGGAACGCCTTCGTCTACACGTGGAGGCCGAATCCTGTAGCGATGACATGCTGCCAGTATGCACTCCGGACGAATGCTGGGAGAAGCCTGCTAAGTATGCCGTTTACAAGGTAGGAGCAGCGAAGGCCACAAAACTTTGTGACACTCGTGAAGAAGCAGATGAGTACATTCGCCACAAGAGGCTTGGCTCTGAGTACAAAGTTGAGTTTCGACCGGGTGAGAGAACCAGATGTGAGAAATATTGTCCAGTCAAAAACTGGTGCAACCAATATGCAGAATACAAAAAGCAAAACATGGGGAGCTAGACGTAAAGGTCTTACTCTTTTATTTCTTTCTCTGGCACTCAGCTTCTTCCCTTTGTCCTATAGTTTTATTTCACGCACAGTAGGTATGCACCGCAATGTGTTGTATGATATCATGAGGCAAGTACCTTTGCTGTCTACACAACAAGAGATGCATAAGCAAGCTGCTATCAAAAGTACTACATTTTGTGGTCTACAAAATCCTAGATACAAACTTGATGGTGTATCTTCCATAAGAGGTTATAAGGCGGTTCGTCCACCTTCATGGTACACAGGGTATGTATCAAGAGGTTTTGTTAGAGAGCATATCCTACTGGTGTGTGAGAAGTTTGGTTGGACACAGCTACCAAAAGGATATGAAGTTCATCACATTGATATGAACAAGCTAAATAATGACATAAACAATCTAGCTGTTCTTACAAAAAGTGAACATGCTAAAGTGCACAACCAATACAAGGAGTGGAAAGATGCTCAAGGTACAAGATAGTCCTGTATGGGCAGATGACCCTGTGATCAAGTATGCTATACAATACTCTGATGAGCAGTTCTCTGAACTGTCCAAGGTCTGGGCTGACCTAGGCTTTGAACTTCTTGTTCATAAGCAAGACGTTGACCCCTTGATTGATATCGTGCAGAGAGGTGAAGATGGCTACATTATAGACGCCATGACAATTGGCGTTGGCGAATGGTTCATCTTCGATCCTATGGTCAAGGACGACTGGGACATTGCTACGAACAAAGAGTTCGAAGGAACATACATTGTAGTGGAGGATTAAACATCTCATGCACAACTTGACTCAACTCGGGAGATTTTTAAGGAGGTGAATGTGTAGTGATTAGATATGAATTGAAGATACCTGCCATCGTTACATATAGAGACAAGGGTATTGTCGATGTGCAACTTCGGTCTGGTATCAAGGTTACTTTGAAGGAAGACGACTTCGTTCGTTGCTTCAAGGTTATGAAGGATATCTCAACTGTAGAGGACTAATGCTTGACTACACCACAATGGCTTCTTGCTTTGAATCAGTTTCTCAATGCTTTGTTTGGAGGTAACTCGTACACTACGTTGTCTACTCGTGCGTACATGGCACGAAGAGATGGTGGTTGGAAGTGGCCTGCAAATATTCTTGATACACTGATGTTCTGGCATAAGAAGTATGGAGGACATTGCAAGTATGCATACTGGACTGACATGTGCAGATGGTATAACTTGCGTGTGTCCGAAGGCAAAGAACTTGGTAAAGTCAACGTACCACAAACCGATGAGTGGGTGTAATATGAATAAGCTTGAGCCGATGACTGTTGTGAAGCATTTCAAGAACAATCAGTATCTCGTACTTGGGGTTGCTAAAGATGCGAATCTTGACACAAACGAGTTCGTTGTTTATCGTTCCCTTTATGGAGATCGCAAGCTGTTCGTTAGACCTGTCGCTGAGTTCTTGTCTGATGTAGATAAGGAGAAGTATCCTGATGTGCAACAGAAGGAACGGTTTGAATACGTAGCTCCTCTCAAAGATATCCTAGCAGCGAAGGCAACTGCATAGTGTTTAACTTTTGCAAGGTGAGGTAGCTAAGGTTACCTCACCTATTACAGGAGTAGTTATGAAAGCAGACGTAATCCTTAGACTGGAAACAAGATGCGAACCTGTCGTAGAAGAAATAGCCTACGTTCATGCTGTTATCTTGGGTCGTTCTGGTCTTGAAGAGTTTAATAAACTCGAACAGACAGACTGGGTGCGATACACTATTCAAACTGTGGAGGTACAAGAATGATTAAGAAATTCTTTGGAACTATCTGGCGGTGTGTGGCCAATGTGTACTGGGGTACGCTGGTTGTATTCAACCTTCCCATTCTTCTCGTGGATGTTGGCATTCGTGCCAAGCTCATGACGGAAGCAGAACTTGAGCGTACCATCCAGATGCTTGAACAAAACATTCAAGACATTGCAAAGGCAGGTATCTAATATGGATTATCCTAGCTCGCTCAGCGTGTTCGGTCACGACGTAAGCGTAAAAGTTTTCAGTGACCCTATCGAGGTAGTGGAGGGCGGTCAGCAGACTGATGTTGTGCTTGCACAATATGATCCTCAGACGACTACCATTTCTCTGATGCATGTCCCGGACAAGCCGGGCATCGGTGGCAGTAACTTCGTTCATGAAGTCATCGAAGCCATTGATGTGCACGGAGACTTGAAGTTGAACCATACACAAATTTCCACACTGGCGTCTGGTTTGTATCAGGCGTTTGTGTCTGGGGAGGTAAACTTTGGACGAACCAGTTATGAAACTGTGCCCGCTGGAAAACGGGAGTACATGCCAAGTATGTTCCAGTAAACATCTTGACATATACAAAACGATGAGCGGGATGTTCTTTGTTAAATGTTTTGGTTGTGGTTATGAATCTCCTCTTGTGGATACTGCTCAGCTGGCTAAGGTTATCTGGTTGCCTTAACAGAGGTAGTGTGCATATGTGAGATCTATAAAATCAACCTATAACAAGACAAGGTTTGCTTCTAAGTTTGAAGCAGAACTTGCTAAAAAGTTCGACGAGCTTGGTATCAAGTGGGAGTATGAACCTTGTCGTATTCCTTGGCAGCCCGCTGTACGATATTATAAACCTGACTTTAAGGTTACACTTCCAGACGGTGAGGAGTTCTTTGTCGAAGCAAAGGGATACTTTGATCCCTCTATGCGAAGTAAGATGGCTCAGATTCGTGAGCAACATCCAGACTTAGATATACGCTTCGTCTTCATGCTTGAAGATAAAGTTATCTCTCGGTCTACAAAGAACCCCACCACGTACAAAACGTGGGCTAAACGACACGGCTACTCGTGTTGGAAGCCTGATACCTTAGCTGAGAGTAATAGTACTAATGTCGAACGAAAGACTGATAGAACAGGCAAACATGGAAGCACTCGAAGAAGTAAAGGAAGCCATCAAGGACGCGCATAAACGCCACCCTGAGACGCATCCGTCTATCGAGCATTCTGCTTGGATTCTCAAAGAGGAGATGGCCGAGCTGAAACATGAGCTTTACAAACCGGAGAGATGGCGTGACACTACTGCGATTTGTGAAGAAGCCTGTCAGGTTGCTGCTTCTGCTATCCGCCTGATTGCTGATATGAAAGTCCGTAAGATGGAAGGATATAAGGAGCACGAACATTACCGTCACGCAGCATAAGCTGAGGTAATCTATGGGAGTCATGTGTTGGCTCAAAGATCACAACTGGGAAAGCACTGAAGTGTGGACTGGCACTGCGTATGACATCATCCGTATTGAAGTCGAACAGTTCAAGTGCTCTCGTTGTGGTAAGACAAAGAAGTCTGTCCGAGTGTTTGGTAAGTTGAGTAAGAAAGTAGCAGAAGATATTGTTGACAATTCCACAGGAGTGGTTAATGATAGATATGTGAAAGAAACTTCACCTAATGAAGTTATTACTCTTACCGATACAAAGGAAGACAAATGCAAGAAGGCAGCGTAAAAGCATATAGTACCGCTCTTCTTTATGCACTGACAGCTAACGGCAAGACAATGACGTGGCAAGCTCATGCGTATGAAAACGAAGACGGTACAGCCAGCATACTTATTCAGTCTGGTTACGAAGGTGGTACTCTTAAGGAGACTACGCGTTCCTATGATTGTGGTAAGAATGCTGGCAAGAAGAATGCTACGACTGCGCTACAACAAGCTGTAAATGAAACTAAGTCTAGGTTCAAGAAGCAGCTTGATAAGGGATACAGGGAGAGCAAGGCTGAGCTGTCTGCTCTCCCTATTCGTCCTATGCTAGCTCAGTCTTATATAGATCATCAAAACAAAGTCAGTGACGACACGATTTATATCTGTCAACCCAAGCTCAACGGTGTACGTTGTACAGTTCAAAGACATGGTGACAAGATAACCTTCCTGTCAAGAACAGGTAAAGTATATGATGTCTTGTATCATCATAACAAACTCTGCAAAGAGTTGTTTGAAGTTATGCCTGATGGGTGTGCATGGGACGGTGAGATCTACTGTCATGGTATGCCACTGCAAGATATAGTGTCTGCTGTTAAAGCATACAGTCCTGCTACAAACAAGTTGCAGTACTGGGTGTACGACACTATCAGTGAAGAACTTCAGTTTGAACGCATTGCACGTTACCGTGCTTTGCTTGCAGATAAAGATCTTAAAAAAGTTGTGGCTTGCCCTATTGACTATGTCAAAGGAATAGTTAATATAAAGAAGAAACAAGAAGACTATCTTGCAGAAGGATATGAAGGACTGATGCTGCGTAAGTACAGTGCTAAGTATCGGCAAGGTGTTAGGTCTTATGATCTTCTGAAGTATAAGAACTTTAGAGACACTGAGTACAAAGTCACAGGGTTCTCAGCAGACGTAGATAAATGTATTATCTTTGAGTTCTTTAACAAAGGTAAACCTTTCTCTTCTGTTCCATGCTGGACAAAAGCACAACGACAAGAAGCATATCGGAGGGGTTGTTTAGACTTCAATACTTGGATAGGTAAGAAGGCAACAGTACGTTGCTCTGACTTCTCTAAGGATGGAACCCCCATCGGAAACCCAGTAGTCACAGCCATAAGGGATTATGAGTGAGCTTCTTCGATATGATTAACAAGGCACTTAAACATTCTGATGAGGTTCCAATTCCTTCTCGTAGGAAGGACGATCCTTACTGGGGTACGTTGCCAAGGATGTGTCGTCAGTGCACAAACAGAGAGGAAACAACACCTCCAGCATCCTTGAAGAAAGCAGGAGTTAAACCCTGCCAGTTCTGCAAGGTGTTTGAGAAAGCTTGCTACATTGCGTCGACAGTGTGCCGTCGTGTTGTAGAGCCTCTTAACTTTAAGGTAAAGAAAAAATGAAAGACACAAAGTATTTCAAGGCAAAAGAATTTCAGTGTAAGTGTGGGTGTAACACAAACGAAATGAATCAAGAGTTTGTGGATAAGCTTACCCTTGCACGCGAAATCGCCGGTATTCCTTTCGTCATTACTTCTGGATACCGTTGTCCTGCACACAACAAAGCTGTTGGTGGTGTAGCTGGTTCATCCCATACAACTGGGTACGCTGCTGATATCAGTGCGGCTACTGGTGAACAGAAGTTCAAGATTGTTCAGGCTCTTATTACAGCAGGCTTTACTCGTGTTGGTATCGCTAAGTCTTTCATCCATGTGGATAGCGATCTCAAGAAGCCGAGTCCGACTATTTGGTTGTACTAGGAGCTGACATGAAGTTCCGTGCTCGTTACCGTGGTAAAGGAGCCAACGGAAAGTATGTTACAACTCAGATGTTTATTAACGCAACAAACGAAGTTGAAGCTAAGGAAGAAGCAAACAAGCGTATTCCAGAAGTGGTCAAGCGTTTGACTGAGCGTGAAGGACAGGATGTTGGACATGTTGTCTGTTGGAAGATTGAACCTCATGAACAAAAGAAAAGAAAGGAAGAAATGTATGTCGGTTAATAAAGAAGCTGTGTTGGAAGAAGTGCGTTCTCAGTTGGCTGTTGATGCTTGGGTTAAGGATATGGCTAAGGAGGGTGAAGCTGATGGCGAATACGTTAGTCGTTCTAATCGTCTTCTTCTTTGGGACTGCTTTTCTGAAGAAGTAGCCAGACATGTAGAAGAGTACACTGTTCCTCAGTACGGTGACTTCCCTGATGACAATGTTGCTTCTTGGTCTGCTGATGATTGCATCAAACAGATTCAGAAGTACGTGAACCGTATGGATTCTAACTCTCGTGGTGAGCTTGAAGCTACGCGTGACCTGCTCAAGATTGCACACTATGCTTCTCTTGTGTGGTGCAAGCGTCTTGGCTTTGAGGAAGCTCTTGCGGAAGTAAGGAAGGAACAGGAAGTACAGCCTGAAGTTCAGGAAGAGGTGCAGAATGGGTAAGGTATACTTTGTTTTCCAAGAAAATTCTATTCTTGGTTTGCTCAAGAACTACGCAGCAGCTGGTAAGTTTGGCTTGCAGGACGTTGAGTACCTGCATGTGAAAGACAATGCAGACTACAGTGAGAAAGGTTCTGTCATCACAAAGGATGACGCTGTAGTCTATGTTGACTTTCAGCCTGACTGTGAACGTGCTCGCATTATTGCACATGAGCTTAAGTGCCCTATCCGTTGGTGTGATGAAGCTGGTCTTAAGATGATTGATGTTAAGCAGATCTTTAGGCTTGACCAGCAGGCAGCTCAAGCTGCTGTGGAAGCTGATGCTATTGCACCTTTTGCACAAGGAGTAGAACTCAATGCCTAGTACGTATGTCTTTTATCATGAAGATGCTGACGGGCATTGTGCTGCTGCTGTCTTCAAGTACTCTTGTGACCAGAACGAAGAGCTTGACCTTCGCTCCATTAACTACGGGTATGACTCTGACAAGATGTTCGGTGATCTCGAAGCTGGTGCTCGGCTTGTGTTCCTTGACTTCTGTCCTACTGAAGAAGACCTCAAGGCTCTTCATGACAAAGGCTTTCCTATTGTAGTTGTTGACCATCACAAGTCTTCTGTGTGGGCTAAGGACTATGATACGACAGGTACAGACACTAAGCCTTACATCCGTGTGTACCACAGTATCTATCAGTCTGGTTGTGAGATTACTTGGGGAACCTTTATGGGTGAAGCCAAGATGCCTCCTGCTGTGTGGATGACTGGTAGGTACGATGTCTGGGATCATCAAGCAGACGAACGCATTGTTCCTTTCATCACAGGCATGAAGCTCATCATCACCGACCCTGCTACGGAAGATGGTTATGAGTTCTGGAAAGCGTGCTTTGAAACTATCGACACTCTTCCTGCAGATGCACCTGACGAAGAACGTGCTAAGCGTATGAAGTGGGATGTAGTCCTGCAGCTTATCAACATGGGTAATGTTGCACACATGTATCGTCTTGGCCTTGCAGAGGAACGAGAACGTAATGTGCACGACATGGTGATTGAAGGCAAGAAGTTCCTTATGGTGAACTCAAAGCTTTCTGATAGCTATGACTTCCCTATGCAGAAGCTTGATGATAGTTACTTTGGCTTTGGCTGGTACTACTGGGACGGAAAGGAATGGCACTTCAGTATGCGCTCTGAAGGTGATAACGACCTTACTACCGTTGCTGGTATCCGTGGTCATAAGAATGCAGCAGGCTTTACGATGTATGGTTTCCAAGACCCTAGCATCTATCTGAAGGCTGCTCATGAAAGTAATTGATCCTTCTGTCATAGTCTCTTTGCAATCTGCTCCACACTTCATCATGCAAACGATTGAAGACGCTGGACGTACCTGTTATAAATCGGAGGACAAAATCAATGCAACTTCCCATGTGGCTTTCATCGAGCGACTTGTTCGTCGAGGGCATGAAGCTATGCTCGAACACGGGTACGCTACTGCACACTTTCGGATTGACCGTGGTATCTCTCATGAACTGGTGCGTCACCGCCTTGCGAGTTTCGCTCAAGAAAGTACTCGATATTGCAACTACAAGGATAAGGACATTGAGTTTGTAAAGCCCAGTACTGAACTGGACGTTGACTCGATGAATGCGTGGGGTTGGCACATGCAAGAATGTGAGGTTGTGTATAACAATCTTATTAAAGCTGGCTATTCTCCACAAGTAGCTCGTGCTGTGTTGCCTAACTCCTTAGCTACTGACCTTGTAGTAACAGCTAACCTTCGAGAGTGGAGAACTATCCTTAAACTTAGGTGTGCAAAGGATGCTCATCCAGACATGCGGTACATTATGCTACGGCTGCTGAGTGACATGCACAAACTCTTTCCACCTGTGTTTGAAGATATCTATCAGCTTTACAAGGAGGAAGTAGATGCGCTTGCTAGAGATCTTGTATACGTTCTTCCACACACGGAAGAAAGTGGAACAGACGCCTGAGACATGCCACTGGTGTAAAGACTATCCTTACTGGGATTGTTGCAATGCTTGGCGTGACTATGAAGACTACTGCTCCACATGTAAAAACTTTAAACCTGCAACTAACGAGGATATAGAACATGACTAAGTTTGAAATCAAGGCTACCTGTAATGGCAAGGACTACAACATTGACTTTGAAGTTCCGAAGGATATCAAGCAGGAAGACTGGGATCAGTTCTCCAAGCTGTTGAAGATGGCTTGCCAGCAAATGGGTAAGTAACCCTTGACAAACTTCTTATAAGTCTTATACTCTTATAAGACACATCGTGTTACCTTAAACGTAGTTGTTAGCTACGTCAGAGACAGGTGGACTTTATCTCCTTGAACACCTGTCTCTGTCCTAACGCTTAACTAACTAGAAGGTTGAACATGATGGAACAAGGCTCTCTTGCGGATCTCCTTACTCTCGCTAAGTCTGGTGACGACAACAAGCTTGGCGAAATGATGGCTATGATGAACGGTGGTATGGGTGGTCAGCAGTGGATGTGGTGGATCCTCATCATCCTGTTCGCTTTCGGAGGGTTTGGTAACGGTATGTTTGGACGTAATATGGCTCCCAATGGTCTGGACAATGCGAACCAACTCATCCTTGAAAAGCTGAACGGCATGTCTGTTGAACAGTGCGGTCAGTTCTCTCGCGTTGGTAACGGTATCTGTGATAGCACCTATGCTATTACCAATGCTGTACGTGACGCCAGAGACGCTGCTTCGGCGTGTTGCTGCGAAACCAATCTGAACATCGAACGTGCGTCTAACGCTAATCAGCGTGCGACGGATGCTCTGTCTCACCAGCTTTCCGATTGCTGCTGCCAGACGCAGCTCCGTATGCAGGATCTTGCTACTGGTATTCGGGAACAGGCTACGGCTAATCAGTTCCAGAACCAGCAGGAATTCTGTGACATCAAGACCCGCATGGCCGCCAACCATTGTGAAACGCTTGCTGCCATTCAGGCTAATCAGGCGGCGATCATTGGTTACATGACTCAGGAAAAGATCAGTGGGCTGGAACGTGAGAACGCTGCGCTTACGATGCAGCTGTCTCAGAATGCTCAGACCCGTGCTATCATTGAAGCACTGTCTAAGACTTCTACTACCACGCCTGCTGCCTAGTAGTTAAAGCATAGCTTGATAGTTTGGGGGAGCTACGGTTCCCCCTTTCTTATAAGGACTAAACATGTTCGGTGTTCCTTCGATTGAAGAACGTATTAAGCAAGCTCAGCGTAATGCTGAAGTATATAAAAGTGAACTTGATAAAGCGGTGCATAATGTTGAACGCTATCAAGGTTGCTTGAATAAAGAACTGTCTCGAGTAGGGGAGCTTTCCCTGCTGAAAGACGTGCGGGATGGCAAGCTCCTCGTACTCGATCTTGAGAGTATGGAACCTGCCCGCATCGCATTCCTCTAAGGGAGGTACGTATGGCCTGTGGTGGTAAGAAAAAGAAGAAAAAGGGACGCTAGGTCTTGACAACTTTTCGTTAATGATTATCTTATAATCAAGAGCGACAGTTGCGTGGACTGGCTGTACTCTGGGAGTGACCCACTGGTTGCATACACACGCAGAAACCCCTTGCAGGAAAGATCAAGAACTGCAGGGGGTTTTCTATTAGAGGAGTTACGATGTCGAAACTTACTGCTCTCGCAGAATACGTCCATACGTGGGCACCTATAGCCACGCAGCTATTAGCTTCTGACAACGACGCTGTTAAAATGTACGGTGTTAAGATTCAGCAAGAAGTGGACGTTAAGAAACGTCAGCTTGAAGCAGAACTTGGAGAAGCTAAAGCTATTCTAGGTATGACTCTAGCAACACATCCTAGTCAACAGAAAGAAGTCAGCAACCCTGAACTAGTAGAGCATTCGACTATTCATGGTTGTACAGAAACACAAGTCAAAACAGAATGCACTATCGAACTATAGATACAAAGAAACCCCCTTTGGGCCTTCGGGCTCTTAGGGGGTTTTTCTTTTGCCTAATTTTTATCTTCAGGTATATCAGCAAGTAGCTGTTTTATTTCATGCACACGTGAAACATTGACACCGTTCTTGAGGGACATGATCTCAGCAAACTTCTTGAAACCAAAGGCAGATGACACACAGATACCAAATGCTATCTGATACCAGTCAGGCATAGTAGCAAAGGTTTCAAACCCATGTGTTACCCAGTCTGCTGTCCACGGACACCAAGCAAGAATAAGTGGCATAGAGATAACTACTGTCCAGAACTCATCCTTCCATCCAGAGTTGTCGAGGGAGTCTTTCTCCCACGCAATATCTCCCACCACCCCAGACTTGTAGAGATCAATCTTAGCAGCAGCTCTCGCTTTAGCTACTTCGATCTTACTCTGCAACTCTACCTCTTTGAGTTTTTGCCTACTCGTGAACCATCCCACAACACCGGAAACAAGTGCTTCAACAGGCTTAGCGATTATGTCTAGCATAGTTAATCCCTATAGTCAAGACCTGACTGCTTAGCCACACGAGTAAGTTCCTTCATCAAAAATTCTCTGCGCTTCTGCAGCTTTTCCTTTTCTTCGTAGAACTTAGTACCCGTAGACTTGTTATTCTTTTCGTTCAACTTCTCAAGCTTGCGAACGCTATTCAAGCGAGCATTGATAGAATCATATCTACCCTTGAGCTGCTGAATAGTTCTGTTCTTATTTCTAATCTCAGTACGTTCATCAGGAGAAAGAGTTGTATCCTTCTGTGCAAGCTCAAGTTCATTCAAGCCAGTCTGCATCTTATTACGAATCTTACTGTACTCATTAAGTGTATCACCATAGCCAACCTTACCGAAGAAAGAGTTAGCAATAGGTACGTTCTTCAACTCAATAGGAGCACCAGTAACAGGAGAGGTCAACATGCCAAGAGCTTGTGTGACTACTCTGCCAAGGCCACCCATGTACGATTCAGTAAGATGCTGGATGGTTTCAGGAGACACATCAATCCAACCCTTCTCAACCTTAGACCCGAATGTCCAAGAGTTCAATGTCTCTGCCACAGCACGACACCACATAGGATTAGTACCCCAGTACTTCTGACTGTCAGGTACTTCACCCTTAAAGCTGTGTGTACTTTCAGGCATAAGAGCATAACCAAAGCTGTTCTGGTTGGCTACTACTTCACCGATAGGACGGAAGATAGTAGGCAAGAAGTTCAACATGGAAGCTCCACCAGTAGGATTGAAGTTATCAAATGAAGCACCAAAGATTTTAGCAGCAGCAGAGGAAGGCTTGGTGCGTCCGCTGATTACACCTTCCATTGCATTTGCAGCTACCCAAAAGATATTGTAACCATAAGGCAATGGGATCTTTACATATCCACCATCACCAAAAGGTGCAGGTATAATAAAGTTACTGTCCTTAATGTAGTCAGGAATCTTATCATACTTACTTACACCATCGTCATCGTCACCCATAAGCCACCTACACAGCAGTGCATGTGGAATACCACAAGCTACTGAATAAGCCATGAAAGCAGCGGTTCTCTTTGCATTGTTTGCAAAGCTATCTCCACGCCTCCAGAGGTTACGCAAGATACGCACGTTACCACCGATGTTAGCAGAAGAGAATGCCCACAGACTGTTAAAGAGAGGAGCCCACGAACCCTTACGAGTAAAGTTAACCGTGATCTCCAGAGCTTCGTTAGCTGCACGTTGATGTGCAGTATCCATCATCTCTTGCATCTGTTGAGCTGACCAACCATTACGCTTAGCTTCCTGAGCAATATGATTGTCAAACTCTTGTGTCAGAGCAACGAACACAGAGAACCGAGTAGCATTTTCAGATACATCAGAAATAGTATCCAGATACTTAAGAGCACCGTCAAGAGTCTTACGAAGGTTACCCTTCTGCTTTGACAATTCACGTACATCCTTGTACATAGTCTTGTAGTCATTAGCAAGGAACATACGAGTATGCCCACCAAAGTCTACAAAGTTCTTATACATTTCCTTAAGGTACGCTGCATCCTTACCAGTATATTCCTTACCGTTCATCTCTGACCAGAGGAACTTAACCATACGGAAAGAGGTAGCATCCTTAATGATACGCTGACGAATGTTGTTCTCTTTGCCAAGCAAGTTGTTTGCCTGTGCCTCAGAGATTACATTACCTACGTTAAAGATAGCAGTCTGAATATCACGAGGATAGTTCTTGATAGCGAACACAGGGTTATACGTAGTCAACAAAGCAGAGAACTTCTGAGTCATCTTACGAATGAAGTTAATGACTGCACCTGTTTCAACAGTGTTCTCGTTACGCAAAGCAGCAGCAAGAGCTACGTCCTTGATAGCAATACGAACACGGTTACCTTTGTCATCAATCACATTGATGAACTTGTGTCCTTCACCCTCAAGACCATGTGACTTCCTCACATAGTAAAGAGTACCATCCCCCTTCTCAGACATACGGAAGTATGGCTGTCCCTTCTCATTCTTATCCGTAGCGATTTCCCACAGGTCTTCGTTAGGAACTTCTCGAACGAGGTTAAGCAGACGACGAGACACATCGTTCTTCTCACCGATGTTTACAGTATCCATGATCTGCAACATCAAGTGTGTAGAAGGACTTTCTGCAAGACCTTCCCGCCCCTTCGCCTTCTTCAACAACTCCCGACCACCAACAGAAATACCAGCCTTTGATCTCTTGTGTGCATAGTCAGGATCAAGATCGTCAACGAACTCTTCCCAGTTCTTTAACGGGACGTAGTGCTTATAGGTAGCACGGAGCTTATCAGTAAGAGTCTTAGGTACAATACGATACTTATCCAGCATGTCCAGATGATATCTACCAAGCTGGTCAAACTGTGCAGCAATCTCATTCATACCCGGCACATCAGAGTACTTGTCAATGATAGCTTGTGCCTGCTGGTCAGAAAGACCAGAGGGAGACTCTAACTTATTCTTACCACGGTACCGCCTGTTGACTTCAGCGTTACGTTCCAACGCATGTCGAGCCAGAAGGAACTCATCAAGGGCAGACCAAGTAGCATTCACTCTGTCCTGCTCAGTAACCTTACGATCAGCCTTACGCAGGTCATCAAGAGCTTCTCTTACAGCAGGAATGTCAAGCTTACCAATCTGTTCACAAAGCGGTGCAATCCGCTGGTTCATAATATCAGTGCGAATGCTGTTAATTCTATTCACCATACCAGTCATATGACGGTAGATGTTTGTAGCAGGAGCGATAACATTCTTACCAATCGTATCCTTAATGTACCTTTGCACAATCTGAATACGACGGTACTTGTCATACATGCCTTCTACAAATCTTTCAAACCCAGTATGCGGAATGATCTTACCATCCATACCCACAGACTTACCAGTGTTCTTGATCTTAACCATACGGTCAGTCCATGTCTGCTGGTTCATCTGTGCACGCTTCCACTCTTCAAGATAAAGAGGAGGCATATCAGTATAGGTAGTATCTTCATCCACCATGAAGCGAACTTCAGGAGAACTGTACGCAGGAGTAGTATGACTGATGTTATCACCTTCAAACAAACAATAGCTCTGGGCATTGTTATAGTTAAAGGTAGTACCAGCCACACCCAAGTCTCTCAACATACTAGAGATCTGCTTAGTGTTGTTAGACTGAGACACAAGGTATTCGTATACATCCTGTCCAGTCACACGTTCAAGATAACCCTTGTTCTTCATAAACTGAGTAAGTTCATTCTTATCAAGGAAGACACCGATGTCTTTACCCAAGAACTGGATATGCATACCATCCTGTGCAGGAATCTGCTGAGGAGGCATCTGCTTAAACAAACGATTAAGATGTTCTGCAACATATCTTTGTTCAGACAGAGGACGTTCCCAGTTCATGAACTGCTCAAAGGAAGGAGCGTAGTTCTTGTAGACCTGTCCGGGAAGACCAGACTGCTTGTTGTTGAATCTCTTGTAGTACTCAGCAAGCTTCATAGGATTAGAGAAGTAAGTTCCCCAACCATACGGAGCAGAGAAATCATCTGCACCTACAAGGTCAACACGTTCGTACTGAGGAGCAACATCATTCAAAGCTGTGCTCATGTACGTAGCACGACCCCAGATAGTATAGTTAGAAGAAACACCTTGAGGCTTATTGCTGGCAAGGTTCTGTGCAGAAGCAGCAAGGACATCCTTGACATCAGCTTCAGTAACATAATCGTCTACACCAAACAACTTCTGATACAACTTACGAATAAACTTGTACAAGTCACGAATGACAGGAAGTCGTTCAAGCAAAGACTTAGGAGACTCACGCTCAGCTATCCAAGCAATAAACTCTTCTGTACGAACAAGGTCATTAGCGTTCTCGTATGCAGGGCGCTGACGTTCAAACTCTTTCCACAGAGGAGTACCATAAGCGTCACGATATACAGCAGCCATGAACCCAGTAAACTGACGAGGAGTCATGATAGCACGCAGACCATAGTGAGCAACACCTTCGTGCATAAGCAGACGTACTGCTTGTGCCTTAGACTTTACTCGGTCAGCAAATACATAGATCTTCCCGTCGCAGTATACTGCTTGCGGAATAGCTTTCTTATCTGTGTTCTTAAAGGACAGATTAACCAAAGCATCATGTACAGCAGTAGGTACATTACTATCAGTAACAGAAGAACAAATAGATACAACATCCTTTAGACCGGGAAGCTGAGTCAATGTGTTCTTCATCCAGTCATATACTTGCTGAGTAGCTTCAGCAGCAAGCTGGAAGTCTACTTCCTTTTCCTGCTGAGTATACCGTTCAAAGGACTGACGCTGTGTTTCAATATTGTTACGAATCTGCTTAGACCGTTGCTCTTGCTTGTACATACGCTTGAGCTGTTCAGCTTCAAGATCACGACGAGCTTGAGAAGTCTCTTGAGGAATAGCTTGACGCTCAGGAATATTACCGTCCAAAGCATTGTCATAGCTAGCCTTATCTTGAGCTACCTTAAGCTGTGCTTGATATGCAGGAGAGGCTTCATATGCACGCTGCTGTTGTTCAGCAATCATGTTACGCATGTACTGGTCAGCAGCAACTCTATCAAGATCAACCTGATTGTTCAGAGCAGCAGCTTGTTCAAGAGCAACATTCTGCTGAAGAGCACCGTACCTTTGTGAGAAAGCATCAGCACTAGGCAGAGCAGCTTGCTGATTAGATGTGCCCATCTGTGCAGCTTGCCAGTCAGCAAAGTCTGCATCCCACGTATAGGTAGGATCGTTGGTCAGCTTAGCTGTACTACGCAGAGCACGTGCATTCTTAAGCAAAGCATCAATACGTTCCTGTGTTTCCTTGTCTGAGAGATCCTTCAACTGCTTACGCAAGTCAAGTTCAAAAGGAACAGCAGGGTCAAGCCTATCTGCCTTAGCAAATAAGGCGTCCATGTTCGTCTGAATCTCGGACAAGTCCTGTGAACGTGCAGCAGAGCGAGCAAGGTTGACAGCAGACTTTCTAACTTCTGCCTTCAATCTATTTGTCTGTGCAAGCTCTTTGTCAATACGAGCAAGCTCACTTGTAACAAACTCATACTGACGATCATTATACGGAATAGCATTCTGCAGCAGGAGTTCAAGGAATACATTGTATTCACCCTTACGTGCCTGCAACTTAGACATATGTTCATCAGCACGATTGAGCTTACGCTGTACGTACTGCTGAGTATCTTGAATGCTGTTTATAATCTCAGTGTACTTAACTGGATCTTTCTTGAACAGAGCTTCCTGATACCTACGGTCATCAACAATCTGTTCAGCCGTAAGGTTGGTATCATAGCCAAGATTCTTAAAGCGTTCTGTTACAGTTTCACGGAAAGCCTTACGAGCCTTCTTATCAGACTCAGAGAGATCTTTCTCAAACTGTTGCTTACGCTGCTTGATATCTTCACGCTGTGCCTGAGCAAGACGTGCAAGCTGAGCAGCATACTTCTGCTGGTCACGTTCAAGCTTCTTAACATACGCATCCTTTGCTTCTTGTGTAGCAAGCAGAGCATACTTAGGAGACGTACCTGCACGAGCAGTAGTCAATTCATCCTTTGTCTTACGCAAAGCGTTGACAATAGGATTACGAGCACGAGCAAAAGATTCTTCAGAAGCAGCTACAGCCTTCTGTGCTTCTACACGAATAGCATCACGCATGATGCCTTCACCCTTAGAAATCTGAGTGAAGGGATCAATCTTAGTCAGCTCTTCTTCAAACTTAGCTTGAAGTTCAAGAGGCGTCTGGTCTGGATTAACATACGGAATGTCTGTCTTAGGTGAATGCTTGAACATGTCAACCATAACGCTAGCTCCACCAGAGGCAGAACCAACAAGAGCACCAGCAATACCAGCTTCCATCATACGGTCGAAGTCATCAGCAGTAAGCTGAGCACGTCCGTCCTGAATCATACTGTTTACTGCACCCAACCATTCCTGTGTGTATTCTTCTGCACCTTCACCAATCATGGCCTTGGGCAGAGACAACGCAGAAGCCTTGAGCTTTTCCTTAAAGGAACGTTCAACAGAGTCAGGTACCTTAACACCAGTCATCTTACGAAGCAGTTGACTTTCACCGCCAAGCAGTGTAACAGCAGACTGCAAGATGCCAGTACCAATATCCATGCCGGGATTAGAAGTAAGTAGCCCTCCCTCAGCATAGTTACCGGAATAGTTCTCACCAGTGTTCAGTACAAACTCAGGAGCCATTGCACCAATCTGCGCACCAACAGTAGCGGTCACAGCTTTAGTAGCAGCAGCACGAGCCTCAGCTTCAGCAACACCAGAAGCTACAAGCTGAGCAGTCTTCTTTTCAATAGCACCAGACAAAGCACCAGCAAGCACTCTCTTACCTGCAGCAGCACCTACGCCACCACTAGCCAGAGACATACCTACATTCAATGTCTGTTCGCCAAGAAGACTAGCAAAGTAATCACCAAACTTCTGAATACTGTCTACGTCTTTGTAAGATTCAACAGCAGCTTTCAGCTCAGGAGCTTGTGCTTCTTCTTGCTTCTGTTGTGCATAGTACATCAAATCACCAGCAGTCTGTTCATGACCCATAAGGTCAGCAAGAGCAGCACCACCAGCAGCAACAAGAGCTTGTGTCTGAGGAATAGAACGAAGGAAACCCTTTACATATTCACCATGTTCCGGCTTCGGTTCTTGATACTCAAACGGTTGAGAGTAACCACCATAAGCAGGCATCTCCTGCTCAAAGGAAGAGAACGTAGGCTGAGCACTTACGGCAGGAGCTGCCCTTCTCGGTGCACCACTACCTACAGGAACACTAGTCGTAAACTGCTGACGTGGGTACGCAGCCTGCTGAGCAAGAACGTCTTGCAATGGCCCTTGCTCAGTAAGACCGGGAACCATCACAACACTATAGGGCTGTACACCAGAAGAGATAGGTGCAGCCTGTGCAGCAGCATACGCTTGTGCTGCAGAAATATCCGTATTCAAAACACCATCCAGTGCCATAACTAGAATACCTTTCTTTGGCCCATATTTCGATTCTAAGGGCCTTTAATTAGTTAACGTATAAAACCATAAGCACGAGCTTGTTCAAGAGCTCTAGCCTGCCTTGCAGCCTCAGCAGCGGCAGCTGTCTGTGCCTGCTGATCTACGGAGAGTTGAACAGCACCAAGCTGCTGGCCTCCAAAGTTGAAGCCAAAGTTATTGTAAGGATTACCCTGAACACCAGAGAGACCAGTATTGAAAGTAAGAGCAGGAACACCAGCAGGCATACCCATAGCTTGGTCAAACAAACCTTGTGTATTCTGTGCAGTAGGAGAGTTACCGTACACTACTTGTTCATTGAACGCATAAGGAATTGTAGTACGAGGGCCAAGCCTACCTTGTATAGAAGTCATACCCGTGTACGTATTCAGAGCAGCAACTTCTTGTTCAGGAGTCATCTGAGGCAGGATAAGATTGTTCGTAGCAGAGTCAATCGTAGGAGCCTTACCAGTAGCAACGCTTACAGCTTGAGTCCACTTAGATCTATCAAGCTTCTCAATGTTCTCCATCTGAGCAGCACGTAGACGAGTATCAGCTTCAAGTTCAGCCTTATACCTATCAGCACCAGCTTTGATACCAGCAGCTCCAAGAGTAGCATTAGCTCCCATAGAGGCAGCACCAAGCTGTGCGTTAGCACCAATGCCTGCAACATCAACAGCCTTCTTGTAATCAAAGCCCTTCTCTTCACGCATCTTAGTCATTTCATAAGCGCGTTGTTGAGCAGTCTGCTGAGCTGCAACATTAGCTGCATAAGTCTGGTCAATCGTGTTACCAAGCTGCATCAACTTAGCAACACCATCCATACCCATAAGGGGCTGCTGTCTACCTACTTCCTTACCATCTTTATCTATGATGATAACTTCCTTAGTCGTAGGGTCAACAGTAACCTTACCATCAAAGTCACGGTATACAGTGTCTCTCAGTACGTTAGCAGTACCAGTAGGGTCACCGATAAGGATACGTTCACGGTTGTCCAGAATAGACTTCTTCGCAGCCCGTGCCTGTTCATTAGCCTGATTCAAGTACTCAACAGCAGCTTCTTGTTCCTTAAGCTGTGCATCAAAGAGTTTTCTGCCCGCCTTATGACGATACAGGTCTTCGTCTTGACTCATCAACTGATTAGCCATCATGCCACCTTGAATAATACCAAGGCCAATAGATGCCATATAAGCCCCCTTATTCCTTAGACCCAGTAGTCAGTAGTTTAAGCAGTCCACCAAAACCAGTCATGTTATTCTGAGCCATTTTGTTGTACATATCAGCCATATTACCATACGAACCAGAAGCAGCACTATACCCGCTCATTGCCTGTGCTCCATAGTTACCACCAGAACCACTCAACCCAGAGGCTGTAGAAATAGCAGTAGAAGGTGTATAGTTAGCAGTAGACAAGTTCAAACCCTTATTGTAGTTAAGTGCCTGAGCCCATCTATTCATAGTAGTATCTTCTGCCGTATTAGCTGCATTAGTGCGGGCAGCAGCTTCAGCAAGAGCTTGGCTCTGTGCCATCTCAGTACGAGCAGCCCATGCTTGCGGAGAAGACGTAGAAATACCAGCAAGACCAAGCTGACGATCAAGATTGGAAGAAGCGTCAGCATAAGAAGACTTAACGTCCGTACTAGCCCGAGACATCATTCTGTCACGGAGTACGTCTTCACCTTCAGTGAGTTTACGAATAAGAGAACGTTCTGTTTGATCGTAGGTGTCATACAGCTGTTGTCTGCGAAGTAGATCCTTCCAACCTTCTTCAGTATATACCTTTGCTTGTGCTCGCAGATAAGGCTCAAGAGTAAAGAACTGATCCAGAGCAAACTGTGACTGTCTAGCCTGCAGATCTCCTGCAGTTCTATTAGCATTCGCGTATGAAGTCCACATCTCTGGACTCAGTGCAAAGTCCAGCTGCTTTTCAATCAAGGCGTTCTGCTTGTCTTCAATAGGCCAATAAGTATTCTTGTACCTGTCAAACATCTCTTGTGCATACTGATTCTGCGCCTCTGCTGTAGAGAAAGACATGTTTGCATACTTATCAGCAAGTTTAGAATTCTGAATACCTTGATACAAGTCGTACCCAGCTCCAGCAATATTGGCGACGGTGGATAGTGCTTTACCCCCAGAGCCTCCAAGCCAATCTGTAGCAGAGCTAAGTCCACTAGAGATACTGTCCCAAAGAGACATAGTTTTTACCCATCCTTGGGTTAAAGATTAAAGAACTTACCAGCCACCGCCTGTGTCCCCGCCATCATCGCCACCATCATCACCGCTATCGTTCTGACCGTTGGCTCCAGAACCAGTGCCATCACCGGCTTGTCCTTCGCCAGTGCCTCGGCTATCGGAACCACCGTCAGGGCCACCAGTATTGTCTCCGAAGCCACCACCATTATCACCATCACCACCACCGCTATCGTTGTCTCCACCAAAACCGTCGTGGTCGCCACTGCCTCCTCCACTGTTATCGTTAGAAGAAGAGGAGTCGCCCTGCTCTCCATCACTTCCATCAGAAGGTGAATCACTAGGACTAGATGAAGTATCAGCAGAAGGAGAGTTATCGGAAGCGGACTCAGCAGCTTGTTGTGCAGCTTCGTTCATAGCGTTAGACATAGCCTCAGCAGCTCTGTCAGCAGAAGGTGCGGACTGTGTAGGCCCGCCAAAAGAAGACATAGCATTAGAAAATGCCTCGTTAACCTCACCGATTGTATCAGAAATAGAATCTATAGCACCTTGCAAGTTACCAGTTGGGTCTGTTTCAACACCAAAAGAACCAAGATTAGCCATAGCTCCAGCATACGCAGCAGCAGGAGTAATGCCGATATTTCTAGCTACGTCACCAAGTTTGTCCTTAGACATACTACTGAACGACTTACCAAGAGCATTACTAAAGGAAGTCTTAGCTACGTTCTTTTGTGTAGGACTCATGGACATACTGTCAACAGCATAGTTAAAGGAAGGTGTTACAGTCTTAGTTTTATCGTAGGCGTCTGAGAAAGCTTGTCCCATTCTACGACCAGAGAAAGTACCAACGGTATCTTCCATAGCGTCTCGAACATCTTCCATAGACCTAACACCTAAAGCATCTTCGGCTAAGCCTACTACAGTAGGACCTATAAGACCACCAAGCAATCCACCAATAGGCCCAGCAACGGAACCAAGAATCCCACCTACAACAGCAGGACTCATCTTACCTACTGGGGTACTAGGAGCTGCCCCAAGAGCAGTAGCACCCAGCCTACCTGCATAACCAGCAAGAGCATTAGGCATAGAACTAAAAGCACTGTGCATTGATGCTTGGGCTACTTGGCTAGGGGTAGCCCCAACCATAGTACCGAGACCAGCAGTAAGTGCCGCAGCTTGTGCCATGTCCAAGCCAATGTCTTGTAGACCAGAAACGGCTAAATCATTAACAGCTTTGTCTGTATGTGTTGAAGACATGCTATTCTTTGAAGAAACGTTTCCTATGCCAGAGGTAGAAGGAGCACCCCAGCCGGCTTTATCAGAACCCCTGTCTGAAAGCACGTTAACAGCTTTACCTTTGTTGGTCTTTTTGTCTGAGGCTGTGTTATCAGTCTGACTATATTTAGAAGGTTTCTGTGTTTTAGTGTCAAAAAAGGCAGAGGTTCTAGTAAGGGTATTGTAGAAAGGGTTAAGGCCATAAGAGAATACAGGCATAGTAGCAATGTAGGGCACACCAAAACCAAAAGTAGCCATATTACTTCCACCAACCTATAACTATAGTTTGATAACCCCATGTACCAGAAGGCCATACAGATACAGGTACAGACACGGTGCCTATGACTTCACCCTTCCCGTTGACTACACTTCTTGCTTGTTCAACGAACTGAGGAATACCACATACCTTTATTTTACAGTACGTACTTGTCTTCTCGTATACGTATGCAGACCATTCGTAAGAGGAGTTGGATGCAACAACATTGGTAACAGCAATGTAGTTATCATCTTTAAAGGGAACAGGGAAATCAAGCTGCTCAACATTCGAAGACATCCAATCACCTAACCAGCATATCTGCAACCCATTACCAAACCGAACGTACTGCTGTCCTAGACCTTGTGACCTACTAATGATACTTGTCTTAGCCTGCTGATTAAGCAAAGCTGTTGCCATGTCCTGCAAAGTGTCCATGTTACTAGACGTGGCTTGGATAGCTGCAGTAATATCCGAGTAAAAGCCTGACAAAGCGCCTGTTTCTGTGTTGGGGATGTCAGGAGTACGAATAGCAACAAGTGACGATTCCTTTACAGAACCATCAGAACTAATATAAGTAGAACTGTCTACACTCATTTACTTTCTGCTCCTTCCAAGCACTCAACCATGCTCGATGCAATAGTTACTGAATGCACTGTGTTGTCAGCACTAGAAGCTGCCATGTCTAGCTTGAACTGGAGTTCTGTTCCTGTGTATCCAGCAGGCAGCTTAACTACCTTAGAGCCTGTAATCAGCTTTGAGAAGATAGTCTTACCGTCAAGATAAACTGTCAGTGTACAACTACCTTCTTGATTAACTTTAGCAGCAACTGGTCTCCACGCACCTTGTGCACTTACAAAAGTACGAGATGTCCAGCTCCACATACCCGGCTTAGTAGACGTAACGTCTGTCGTGTACACAGACACAGAGCTGCTGTTAGTGTACTTAACGTACAGTCTTCTTACGTTAGGATCCCACCAAGTATTCACAACATTAGGGTTTGAAGTAGTATGGTTAGTAAGACCGGGAGATGTAAGCTGATTGTACAGAGAGTTATAGCTGTACTCGTTGAAGTTTAGCGTGTACAATATCTGAGTAGAAGACCTACTAAAAATGTACAGAGTCTTACCGATGTAAGCAAACTGCATGTCAGCAGGATTCAACTTATCCCAGTCACGTTCAGAGAACAACTGAGAAGTAATAATCTTAGGTGTGTCTGAACTAATAAGTGCTACTCCAGTAGGACATGCGTACATCACACCTTGGGAAGTAGACACAATACTGTGTTTGCTAAGACAAGGCAGTGGATCTTGCATAGCTTTAACAATAGGGTTGGCTGGGTCAGACACTGTGATAAGCACAGGTTCTGATTTAGTACAGGCTACGATAGTATTGCCGAAGGAACCAAGACCAACCACAGACTCACTAATTGTTACACTATACTTACGAGGAAACGCGTAAGGTCTGTTGTAGTTAGACACATAAATAGTGCTGTCTTTAGCAGCAGCGTAGTAACCGTTAGCAAGTGCAATAAAGGAATGCGCACCACCCGGAATAGCATAGTTGTTCATATCCGTCAGAGCAGGCCCTGTGGTTAGCATATTGTCAGTAATAGTGTACTTAGTAGACGGAGGTGTAGCTTCTGGGTAGAGAGCTGTAGCTGCAAGATAGTACCGTGCGGTACCGGTAGAAGTAGTCTCCGACCGGTACACACGGATCTGCCGAGTTCCATCGTTACCGAAAGCGTTCATACCAGAGATGTCTTTAATAACCACAGACTGTCCCGGATACACGTCTACCACAGACGCACCGGTAGAAGTAGTTACGTTAGCAGAGGCAGGACCTTCGTCAATAATACCGTCAGCCCAGTTACGCGCAAACGTTATAACATAACTATGTGAAGTAGGTATAGTGCCATCCTGAGGACTACCAGTAACTTCCATAGTCATGCCCTGAGGCTGGGGAATGCCAGCGATAACAGAGTCACCTTGAATGGTACCAACCTGAGTAAGCATGTCGGCACCTTCACAAACATGCATGGTGTCACCGTCTGGCATCCAGTAGCACTGCTGTCTATCAGTAGATACGTCAGGAATAGAAATGAACACAGCATTCACTCTGTCGTACTGGGTACTTCCCCACCAGTAGTCATTGTCTTTAAATCTCCATTTGAAGAAACATTTAGCTGCTGAAGGTACTTGTGAAGGCAAGGAAAACGTCCCAGCATAATGAGCAAAGGGAAGAATGTCACCTGTAGAAGTATCTGTGTTGCTAGTAAAATCTGCAAAGTTATCACGTTTCAAACGGGATGGAATCTTAGGTGCCATCCCCTTGAAATTGTTTACATAAATCTTCAACGTTATTCTCCTTCAGGAGCATTAGCCTCCGGCGTAACCTCACCTTCCACAGAAGGCGTAGGTTCTTCTACTGGAAGAACTTCTTCAGTAGGTTCACTTGTATCAAGAACCGGATTGAAACTCACGTCAAGGTCAATGAGATCCTGCCCAGTACGAGCCTTAACAGCTTCTTGCAACATATTACGCTTAGCGATAGCAGTAGCTACACATTCATCAAATGCAGCAGCCTTGTCGTTGACCTTCATAGCAAACTCATCAAGAGAGATGCCCTGCTTGTCAGCCAGCTTCTGCAGCAAGTTGTTAGCAGGAAGAGTCTTACCCATAACATAGTTATGAGCAAGCTCACGCTGAGTAGGCCATGTAGACTTCTCGTACTCATCGTAGCCGTCAAAGACCTTGGCTACATAGTTGTTGTAGTTTGTCTCGATCTGAGCGTTCTTAGAACTTCTAAGCTCATCATCAGAACGCATAACCCAGACTTGCTTCCTACGGTACACAACGAACTTAGGATCCCACTCTACTGTACCCTGCTCCTTAAGCGTAAAGTACCTGTCGTCTGCCGGCATGTCGGGTTTATCCGTAAGCAACGGGTAGAAACCGTACTGCTGCATAACCACACGAGAAGACGTAGGAAGACCCATGTTCTGGCAGATCTTATCAGTAGCAGTTACACCAGTATTCTTGTTGTACCACATCACAATATCATTAGTGTTATTCATAAAAGATAAACCTTTTAGTTAAGCAGCAAGTTCAAGGACAGGGCATATGCCAAGAGTAGTCGTAGGGGTTACCTTGTTAGCACTATTGTTGCTAACTCTAACTATATAGCCCGGACTGCTCCAGCCAATTGATGACGTAGCCAAGGATTTAGTAGTAGTGTCAATACCAAAGAAGCCATTAGGATTAGCGTCCCCCAGAGCTTTTGTTGCATTAGCGCTCAGCGTAGGATCTAAGGCATCAAGATTATTCGCTTCTATAAAGATACGAAGAGCAACATTCAAGTTAGGTACTTGGCAAGCTGTCCCAGCTACAGTTATTGCAGACGCATATTGTGCTGCAGCAGGGTCTGTAGCAAGCTCTAGCCACTGTTGCGTATTATAAGCAGAGGAATGAGAATCAACCTTATCTGCAGGCCAAATTATATTCAAGTAAGAATCAGACATAGACAGCCTTGCAGCATCGGCAAAACCAGTGACATACTGATTTCCAGCAGCATTGCTTATATCCTCAGTAGCGGAAGGGGCTATCTGTTTAAGCGTAGACGGACAGACATTTGTGCTTGCAGACTTGCTTGTACTTCTATAAGAAGCGTCCAAGATCAGGATCTTTTTCTTTGAGGCGTCAGCATCTACGTATTCCATCACAGTACCCATTCCAGAAGAATGACGATACAACTTACGACCAGTATCTACAGGAAGGTACTCATGCGTGGTGACAAAACACTGTTTAACTGAAGGAAAAGACATGTTCTCTGCTGAAGTAGAAGACGCCTCTTTAATTCCGGGGCCGTCGAAAATACCAGTTAGATACTTCTGGGAATAAGACCCGTAATAATAGCTTGCATAGCTAAAGATTACATCCTTTGTAGAAGTATCATAAGCAGCCTTAACTAAGGTGACATACGGAGACGCAATAAAACAAGACGCGCCGTCTAGCGTTTCTTGAGAAGGCAGTGTGCTAACATACCACCGAGCATCCCCTGCCCCCATACCGAAGATCTGGAAAGGGTAAACATTGAATAAGTAATTGCCTCTGGTGGTAACGTTAGTCTCAGTATTTAGTTTGCTAGTGCTTGGTGAGCTACTTGCTAGATAAGCACCGGTCAAATTAAAGGTCTCTGAAAGCACAGTATCACTAACACAAGCCCAGAAGCGTCTTCCCGTGTAGTCCATCAACGGAGAGTTTGCACCAAAACCCCAGTAGTGATAACCAGCATTAGTAGGATGAGCCACGCCGTGTTTGTCAGGCAAGATAGTACCATGCTGATCACAGTCAACAGTAACTAGTGCAGTTGTATATGTAGAAAGTAGTTTAATGTTCCATTTGATATTACCACAATACAGCACCGCCGTGGGAAGTATCGTGTTAAATATAGCTGAGTCATATAGTGTGCTTGTGAGATTATAGTTTTTCATGTCTGCAACATGGGCATCAAAAAAAGAATCACCTGCAACAGCATCGATTGCATCGCTCTGAGCAATAAGGTACAGAAGCTCTCTTTTAGAAGGCATGTGACAAAACTTAGAATACGTAGAATTTTGACTAAGACTACGTGCAGGCAGGAAAGTGTTACTAGTTAATGCATCCCCACTAAGAGGAATTCCTGTAGCAGCACATACAAGTGTAGAGTACTCTCCGTCTTGTGTAGAACCTACTGCACAAAGCGTTCTGTCAATAAGACTCGGGTCATTTTTAATATTCTGCAGAGACGTGTTTGTAACTACCGTGTCATAGTTAAACACGCCACACCCGTTGGTCTTATAATTAAAACTTGATGCAATAACCTGTGACGTAGTAGTCTGTCTTTGTACATCTGTACTTATACCAAGCCAGTAGAACGTACCGTCAGGTCTATCAAAAGGAGTACCGTCGGGCTTACCTACGTACAAAAGCTTACCATCGTCGCTAAACGTCAGATGCAAAACCGGAGACACAGTAATATTTACGTACTCAGACCAAGCAGACCAACCAAGGTTAGCACCCTTGTTACGTGCACGCGCACGAAGAGCAATATCAGTAATAGGCTTAGTGATAGTAGCTGTATGTGCAGTGTAGTCGGTAGTCAGTTCACCAGAATCATAGTACACAGAACTGTCAGCCGTGATAAGCTGATACTGTACACCAGTCTGCGTATCAGATGTGCCTGTCGTAGCAAATCCCTGCTGTACGAAAGCAACCGTGGTACCCCTGATCTGAGCATTCTGCGTAGGAGCAGTAAGCACAGGAGCATTCACGTAAGCAGACTTAATGGTCACAGTAACGTCAGTAGACCAGTCAGACCAACCATACGTAGCGCCTTTGTATCGCATACTAATCTTGTACGTCTCACCAACCACAGCTTCAGTAAGCTCAGGAATAGTGATAGAAGTAAGAGCATCTGTCTTCTCACCGCTGTCGTAGATGTTAGTTCCAAGTACATTCTGCACACGGTACTGCGAAGCAGTGTGCGTGTCAGTCTCACCACCAACTACAGCAAAAGGATCACCAGAAATAACTACATTGTACTTGAAGATCTGGTTACCTGTAACAGGAGAGATAACAGTAGGAGCTTGGATATAGATGTCAGCAGTACGGAAGCTGACAAAGTCAGACCAAGCAGAAGGCGTGGTCAACGTAGTACCAAACTGACGACACCTAATTCTATACAGAACACCACGCTGCAAGTTAGCGTCCGTAATCGTAGCAGTGTACGTAGTATCCGTAAGTTCCTTTGTGTACACCGTAGCGCCAGAACTGTTCTGAATCTGGAACTCTGTCTTGGAACACGTGTCCTCAAGACCCTCAGTAGCAAACGTAGAAGACTGGATGTCAAAGTTGATAGCAATAACTTCCTGACCTTCAGTAGGTTTAACTATCGTAGGGACCTTAACGTAAGGAGCAACTACAGTGAGCTGCTTGTACGCAGGAGAAGACTTCCAACCCTGACTGTCAGTAGCAGTGACGTACATGTCAAGCTTGGTACCAGCAGAGATGGTAGTAGGAATCTTAAGCGTATACGTACCAGCATTATCAGCAGCAGTAATCACTTGCGTACCAATGCCAGACACATCTACCAAGAAGGAAGAGATAGTGTTGCCTGCCAACGTAGGGCTAGCAGTAAAGGAGTATTCGTTAGCATACGTGCCCTGATAAACGATAGGAGCATCAGGGCCAGTAATCTCAGGAGTAGTAACAAGGTTACCAGTAAGCTGATACACCTCGTTAAACAACTCGTTGAGTTCAGTTTGCGTCACACGGAGTTCCCACTCAGCAGACGGGTACATGAACTTAGCAATGGTTTCTTCCGAGATAGACGCACCGGGGAAGAACAGCGTGTACTCGTCGGTATTTGCATTGTACGTGCAGCTCTCACTGAACCCAGTAAACAAAGTATCGTCCATAGCCATAAAGGTGATGGGATACACTTCAGAAGTAGATACACCCAGCTGTCCCGAGTTCACCTTCACAACAACTTCTACTTTATTTGTAATGCTGTTGCGCGTGGCAGACTGCACGACACCGTTAGTGTTGTTATAGTATTTATATTTCTTCATGGAAGAAGTCCTTCTTAGTTAAAGACGCAGCAGTTTTCATCTGCACGCATGGCGGGTTTACCTTCAAAGAGAATAGCAGTACCATTACAGTAGCCTTGGGCTTTAGCCTTCGCATGACCATAGCCAATGATAGTCAACAAGACATCATCAACTTTGCCAAGCACTTGAGCCTTACTATGTTCTTCATGATGTCCTTGCTTTATGCCAGTCAAAGGAGCACTGCCGTATGCTTCAGCATGGCCGACATAACTAGGCATAATAACATAGAAGCCATCACATCTACCGTAAGCACTAGGTTTACCAAAGACAGCACCGTTGACAATAGTCTCACACTGACTAGCTACGTTATGGACTACCGCTACGGGATTGATCTCAGGAACCCAGATAAAACTATCATTAACCTTTGAAAGTACCCAGTTAACTATACGGTACGTTTCAGCAGCACCGTAGGTACCGCGTACAGCCTTGGTGCGAAGTGCAGAAGAACGTACTGCGCCAGAGCCATTAGACGCAGCCATAGGTATTACAGATCCGCACTGTCACGGATAGAGAACTTGATACCATTAGCACGAATAACAAACTGGTCAGCAGTCGTGATATTCTTCGGCATCGGCTGAGTTCCGTCCGGAGTAGTAATGGTAGCCCAAGCAAGTACGTTACCATCAGTCAGAGCATCCATGATACCAACGTGAGTAATGGTGCCCCAAGACTCAGTAGCGATGGGGAAGGTAACTTCAGTCTTATTCGTAACAAGACCAGAAGCAGCAGCGTTGAACGCACTATCCTCCATCTTTACTCGGTTGTATCCACCACCAGACAGCTCGCCAGTAGGAGCATTGGTAGCAAGACCAGCATCCGTAGAGAACAATGCAACGTACTTAGAAGGGGTAGTGTATGCAGTGCCATTAAAAAGAAGGTCAAGCAGTTTGTTGTCAAGATAGACAGAAAAACCAGAAGTGTTAGCCATATCGTTTTGTACCCAATATAGTTAGAAGATTAAACAAACCAAGTACGAAGACTATTGCTCGCAGCTTGGCGCTGGTTAAACGGCCTCATCTCACCAAGAGTAACAACAGGCAGAATACCTTTACTCTGTACAACATGAGACTTATAGAACTTAGACTTAGCTCTACTAATACCAGCACGGAACCGACGTAGATAATAGTTTACCATCTCAGGTCTAGCCCAAGACTTACCAGACATAGAATGCAAACGATACAGAGCACCATCTACAATAGTGTCCAACCACTCGTTGTACAGAAAGGTAGGCAGCGTGTCAGCAGTACGAGAAGGACGAGCAGCTACACGAATGTGCAAACCGTTTGCAATAGATTGTGTAGGACGTTCCACAAGACGAATGACGTTAGGCATCTCAAAGAAGTAATGCGAAGGAACTTCCGCTTCTTGCAATCTCCAGTCAGGAGACAACGTGTCGAGATCTTGTTCATTAGTCTTAGTAAGAACCTTGTACACCTGTTCTTTTTCAGCAGAATCGTCACCACAGTTAGCGATAATTACCGTGAGAGGCTGAGCGATAGTGAGATCAGAGCTGATGTAATTCAGAGCGTACTTACTCTGGCCTTTCTCAAGATCTGAGCAAACGTATACCTGTTCGTATGCCATAGACTTATCACAGAACTCAATAACTGAAGCTCGAATGGCATCCTTAATGTACGCCTCGGGGCAACCCACAACGTCAGGGTAGACATGCAGGAAGAAGTCAGAAATAGGAATCATTCAGAACCTCCTTGTGCAGGAGTACCAGCCTGTCGTGCAAGTGTCTGCATAGGATACGGAGACTTATCCTGCATCGTCATAGGACGTTGCATAGACACCATAGTCGTGAACTCTTGCAGGTACTGCTGAGCAAGCATTTGGTCTTGCTGAGAAGTACTGTCAGAAGAGTAAGCCAAGTACAGAACGTACTTGTCAAGGGCTTCATCAAGCCAAGGAGATACCGTAATCGTCAAAGACGGATCACTTACTTCAAGCACAGCCTGTACGTCAGGAACAAACTTATCAAAGTACAGAGACGTAAGTCTATCAAGAATATCTACAGTGTACTCAGTAATGTCATGAATAGTAGTACCTGTCTCCCTACCCCAAGTAGGATACTTAGCAACAGCTTCAATGTAATCCACTAGCCTAGGGAAGGTATTTTCTGTATCTTTAATAAGACCTTTAAACTTAATGAAGTCAGTTCCTGTGGGCACACTGACTGTAGACAATCCTGCAGCATCTTTAGTAAGCGGTACACTCACAGACTTACAAAACAAGTCAGGGCGAAGAACGTACAAATAGTGAAGAGCATTAGTTCTAAAAGCAGTGTACTGAGCATTCGTGAATCGAGTATTATCTACATCACCATAAAGAAGCTTAACAGTGTCTATAGACATGTTAATCCTTGTTAGTTAAACATTGACAGAATTCTTACGCGGACGACCGGGTCCACGCTTTACAGGCATCACCAGCTGAACGTCAAGAGCGTCAGCTTCCATCTTACCAACTTGTTCAGGAGTGGGAACCACTTCTTCCGTTCCATCAACCTGTTCCTCGACATAGCCAAGAAACGTATAGGGATACGTAGGAATGTGAACTTCAACAGTAGACTGCCGACCGAATTCATCCTGCTGCGTCTGATAAGACGTAGTGTACGCACGGTCAATGCATTCACGGAGCATGTACTCAGGAACAATTACTTCCTTGCCATAAGGAGCTTGGAAGTTCTTACTGTTCACAGAAGCATACACATAAGGGCCAGCAGAAGGATTAGAAGACGTATGAAAGATAACCCGACACTTACGTGCATTCTCGTTCATACTAGCGTGATCCTGTCTCCAGTCCAT